TCAATCTGTCAATCCGGGTTCGATTCCCGGTAGGGTCATATTTGTTTTTTCAGCCTCCAAAACGTGGTCAATTTGCCCGAAAATACTATGTAATTGTGGTGTTCGATATTGAATTCCGTCCCAAATGACCCCTTCTTCAAAAAGGAATTCGTTCATCTTCCGTTTTTGCTTGTGAGAAAGGTTAATCCAGAAGGTTGGCAGGTGTTCGAGAAATCGTTTTGCATCACTTTTACAACTTTCAAGCTCTGGTATATCCATTTCTGTTTCGTTTATATTCATTTTCTTATCGACAATTTGAACTTCATATCTATTTTTACGTTCAAGAAAATCTTCTTCCGAATAAGTTCCAGATTCAAGAAGATCTTTCAGTTTTTCAATTTTAGTGTTTATTTCTGAAATTTCCCTGTCGATTCGATCATGTGCGTTTACTGCGTTTTGGTAAAGTCTGTCGTATTCATCAGTAATAATATCAAGGAATAAATCCATATCATCTTCAGGTATTTTCAGTTCATCTAGAAGTTTAATGAATTGCTCGTGCATTTTATCTTTTGGAAGATACTGACGTTTCTGGCATTTATTGTTTCCGCATTGATAATATCCATAATACTTTTTCTTTCCTTTTGAATAGCAACCAGTAAGCATATGTCCGCATGAGTTACAGTAAAGTATCTTGGATAGGAGAAAGTCCTCGTTAGTATCCAGCTTGCCTGTTCTATCAACTCTTGCTTCATTAACTTTTAGAATTTTTTGAACTTTCTGAAATGTTACATCATCAACCATTGGGATATGTTGACCCTGTACTGAAATGCCAAAACTGTCAGAATAAATAGTACCTTTGTAAAACTGTCTTCTAAAAAATTTCGACAAAGCTCTTTCGCCTATCCTATTACCAGTAGTTGTTCGTACACCCTCTTTATTAAGAAATTCCATGATTTCTTTCATTGCAAATTTGCCCGTCGCATACATCTGCCATGCTTTTTGTAACGGTTTGAAGTATTCTGGATGAGGAATGATGGGTTTAGGTTTCTGGGTTGAATTCATATCTTTGACATAACCAAAAGGTGCTTGATATATCCAATACCCTTTTGATAGTTTACCTTTCATACCATTTACTGCTCTTTCGGTTCTTAACTCATTTTCAAACTGAGCTGAGCCTGCAAGGACTGTTTCAAGAAATCTTCCTGCTGGTGTATCTTCGACTTTTTCTGTTGCTGACATAAGAGAAACATTATACTTTGAAAGTATTGCTTTGATTGTAATGTGATTTTTAACATCTCTTGAGAATCTGTCAAACTTGTATACTACAAAGAAGTCTATTGCGTTTTTCTTTGTGCCACAAAACAGAAGCGCTTTTTGAAGTTCTGTCCTATCGAGATATTTAGCAGATTCTCCTTTCTCAACAAAAACCTTAACGATTTCATATTCATTTCGAAGACAAAATTCTTTGCAGATTTCTTCCTGTTGTTTTAGAGAAGTGTTATCTACCTGTTTTTCAGATGACACTCTTGTATAGATTATGGCTCTTTGTTTGTAATTCTTCACTATTTTGCTTTTTTATAAGACTTTTTTCTCTCAGATTATCCTGAGTATTTGTAATTGAAATATATGATATTTGGTAATAAAGATCAATCTTTTCCTGAATTTGTTTATCAGTAAGATATTTGTATCTTTCCGGATACTTTTTTCTTACATATTGGATTGTTATTTTTCGATCTTTTATTTCCAATTTATTAATGTTTTGTATATCTATAATATTTATCTATATATATCTTGTATCTATCGGTTTCGATTTTGCCTTGCTGATAAGGGAATTCAGACTTTTGTGTTAGTAATTTACCAACAACTTGTTGGTGTTTTACCAAGTTTCGAGTTAGTATTTCACCAACTTTTTTGCCTGTTTTTGTTAGTGAATTACCAAGTAGTTTTTGAGTTATCCACAATCTGTTAACTGATTTTTTCCAACCGATAAAATTCTCATTTACAAGTGTTTCAAGCTCATGATTCACATCTGATGGGTGAATTCCTATCTGTCTAAAATCAACACGTTTTAGAAAGGCTGTAGAGCGTCTACAGCCCAATGAATATCTGGAAATGAATAAAAGTATTTTGATCTGTCTTTTAGTGAATTTGTAGTCAAAAAGGATTGCATTTAATAGTGGAAGCGGTAGGCGTAAAAACTCGTGGCTTAAAATGTCTGTAAAGTCTACAGGTGAGTTTCTCTGCTTTGTTATTTCCTTTTTGTATTGTTTTAGTATTTCTCCTACTGATTGCATATTTTGGCTTTCTTAACAAAAACAAGAGGCCCAGTAGGAAGCATATTGTTTTTAATATCGTTATCTATTGATAGTTTAAATTTTCAATAGTTTAACGATGTAATGTATAATATTTATTGAAATCACCCTAAATCAGTTCGAATTGGCGTTCCTACTGGTACGTAGGTGATTTCGCTTTTTATACTCACCCTATACGATATTTTGGCTGATTCGTTGGTTATGGTCAAATTATTTGATAAATCAGGGAGTTTGAAAAATCGTGAAAGTAGTTGATATAGCTGAATAAACATTAGGTCAGAAAAAATCAAAATTTACACCCTAGTTATATAAGTAAAGTATATATTTTATAGTCCCATAGTCATACAAAAATATTAAAAATTTAATCCAAAATCAAAAAACATAGAACAGATAAGAATAATTTAAAAACCAATCTTTAAAACCTCTATTAAATAAGCAAAGTTTCCTCCTGACACATACTACATTGACGCTCGAAGGAGATACACACTGTATCGTAGTCGAGGGAGTGGTTTGGTGGAGTCCGTAGGAGTCCACCAAACCACTCAAGTCAATGCTCAAAAAGGAAGAAGGAAACGAAGTTACAAACTTATTTGCTTAATAAATCCGATAAGCTTCACTTGGATTCATGATTGCATCATGTTTGCATCCTAAATGATTTACTCTTTATATCCATTTTGTTTCGATTAAAAATACGCCTGGGTTTAATATTCCATTCTAAATTCCTCGACCATGAAATTGTGGGTTTTACTTGATTGATGGGATTATGATATAATTTGTTGTTAATTTTTACTTACTAACTATGCTGGAACAAGATAATCAACTAGACTACGATTTAAAAGAAGGTGAAAGTCTAAATGATTTTGCAAATAGAATGGGTGGTATAGTTGAAGGTGATATGGTCATAGGAAAAACTGCTATGGAGCTATTTGGTAGAAAAAAAGATCATGTTTTTGGTTTTGGTACCATTGTTGATGCAACTAATGATCCTAAAATTGCAAAAAAAATTGGTAAAATAAATCCAACGGAAGTTGCTATTATTGCTGACAATATAAAAGCTTTATGTAATTATGTTTTGAGACAATCTGGATTACATGTAGGACCCCAAATACTTTTACATGGATACGTATATCCAGTAGTTACTTTTGAGGAAAACGGTTACATGAAAGCTCAATTTTTATTAATAGAAAAAACAATATTAGGGAAATATATAGTTGGATCTCTTCAGATTTGGTGTTGCCCAAAGTCTATTGCTGAGTCTAATGCTAATATCAGTGAAACTATCAGAGAAGGTAGAGCAAAGATGGTATAATTGACCAAGTCACATAGATTACAATTAAATTTCTACACTTCGTCACCAACACAAGATGGTTTTATGTACTATATACGCGATGTGAAAGATGTTTTAATTGCTTAGTTTTTTTTTGCTACATTTAAAAAAGATCAAAGTATACCTTAGTCAATAACGAGAATAATCTTTTAATTAAAAAAAGGTATTATGCATAGTATATTTCATTTGTTAAATATCTCGCTATTTCTGATAATTCCCTCAAACTCCTCAAAATCTGGTAAAATGTGTTCGGCTTGATAAAGCGGTCTCTCATGGTTCGACAGGCTCACCATTCTATTATTAAGTCACAAAATATATTGGTTAACAAACGCAAAAATTTACAGTACACTGTAGACAGTACACTGAACAAAAGTTACAAATCCCATTCATTTCCAGAAGTTGGTGTCCAAGAGGTTTCATAGCGCAATGAAGTTATATATTCGTATAATTTCTTTTCCAAAAATATCATAGATTCTCCACAAAAATCCATATAAACATCAAATTCAGAGTTGTTTTTCTTTAACCAATTTCGAAACATTTGCAAATAATATTTTGTTGAAATTTTTGATTTATATCAGAATTTGTAACAATTTATTAACTTAATATTTTAGGAAGATATTCTTGAATAAAGGATGTCGATTTTCCCCATTTTAGATATCTATGTAACTCTGGAATTGACGAAAACATTTGAAACTTTATATTTCTGCAGTCGGGATCTTTTACAAATTTATTTCTTTTATATATTTTTGTAATAAATCTTACTTGTATTCCATCCGAAGTCCATTTATTATTTTTCCAAAGATATGCTTCTTGATAAAAAAAAGGTCGAATAAAACTTTCTTCAATCTCAATAGCTGCCTCTTCAATAGCTTCTCTTTTTAGTGTATCGATTAATGTTTCTCCTTTCTCAACCCCACCTCCTGGAAGTATCCATTTTTTACTTTTGCCTGCAACTAGAACAATTTTTTTATTGTTATTTAATATAATACCATAAACTTGTCGAACATCTTTTAAATGATCAAAAGAATCAGAAAGATAAAGATTAAACTTACATTTTTGACCCGCCCATTTTGTTATATGGATCAGATTAGGTTTTTTCATTTTAAACTATGTTGCATAATTGAATTATTTTGCGGTGTATAATTGCTCCAAAATCAAATATTTCTGGAACACTAAATTGTAACTTTTAAAACAAATAAGATCAAAGTTTTTTTCATTGACTTTATTTATTTTGAATTTAATAAAATTTGGAAGAGAATCAAAAATGAGTTTAAAAATAATTAGATTTAAAGCAAAAAATATATTAAAAACTGATTTAAAGAAATTTTTGATTTTAGAGAGCATAGGATTATGTTTTAATATATGAAATATTATATCATTTACAAATCTAATTTAAAAAATTATAATTTAATAGGTAAATATTTTATTTTAGTGGCAATTTATATAGAATTGCATTCTATATAAATTTGTTGTATGATATGGTCATAATAGATAATAAAAACACATCAATGATAAATTCTTTGAAAAATGCTTTAGAAAGTTCTGACCACATCGATATTGCAGTTGGATTTTTCTATTTTTCTGGCTTTCAAGCTCTTGCTAAAGAATTAAAGAATAAAAAGGTTAGAATTTTGGTAGGGCTTGAAATAGACCCAACATTGATACCTGAGATTAATAGGCTTTCAAAGGAGGATGATGTTGATTTAACTAAGTGGCAATCAAGAATTCCAACTTCCTCTAAAACAATACTAAGAAATAATTACTTAAGTGCTTTAATAGGGTTTGTTAACGATAGTGAAATTTTTGATAATGAAAAGGAAAATGAGATTTTCGATATGTTTATTAAGAAAATTGAAAACGGTACTTTAGAGATAAGAAAAACAATAACAGATGAACATGGAAAATTTTATCTTGTATATAATAAATCGGAATTATCTCAAAATGGAGATTTCCCGGGTACATTAATAACTGGATCCAGTAATTTTACATACAAAGGATTGGTTGGTCAGGGTGAGTTAAACGATTCATTTAGAGATAAATCTAAATTTGATGAATATGAAGCAAAGTTTTTAGAAATGTGGGACGATAGCAGATCAATTTCAATAGTGGATCAAAATAATAAAGAGGAATTTTTAAGAGAACTGAAACCAAAAATTTGGAAGTTCTCAACTCCTTCTCCATTCCATATATATTTAAGAGTGTTACATGAATTATTTGCAAGAGAGGAAAATATTGATATAGAAACCCCTAAACATATAACAAACGAACTCTTTGCCGATTTAGAATATCAAATTGATGCAGTCAGAACAGTTATTGATAAACTTAACAGATTTAATGGAGCATTACTTGCTGATGTTGTGGGATTAGGGAAGAGTATTATTGCTTCTGCAGTGGCTAAAAACATGAACATAAAGACTGTGATAATTGCTCCCCCACACTTAATTCCTCAATGGGAAGATTATAAAGAAGAGTTTAAATTTGCCGGATCAAAAGTTTTTAGTTCAGGAAACATTCCAGAAGTGCATGAGCGTTATCAAGAGTCTAGAGAACCGATATTATTCATAATTGATGAAGCTCATAGATTTAGAAATGAGGATACAAATGATTATAGACTTCTACATCAGGCATGCAGAAGTCATAGGGATAATAAAGTGTTACTTTTAACAGCTACTCCATTTAATAATGATCCAAAAGATGTATTTGCTTTAGTAAAACTTTTTCAGACACCCGGAAAGGCAACTATACGTTCTATTGATAATTTGAGTTTGCGATATAGAGAATTAATTAAAAGATACAAGATATTAAGGAGAGGCTTAAGAAAAGCTTTCGATAAAATAAAAATTGCTAGAGAGACAGGAGAAATTGCACAGGAACAAAGGCGCTTGATAGAGCCAATTATTATAAGGAGGTCAAGACTTGATTTGAAAAGAATTACTAGATATAGGGAGGATTTAGAAAGGCAAGGAATAGATTTTGCTGAAATAGTTGGGCCTGAACTTCTTGAATATAATCTGGGTGAACTTGCAGAATTATATATAAACACATTAGACACGATAACTCAGACTGATAATGTTGGATTTATAGGAGCAAGATATAAACCAACATCTTTAGAATATATGACGGAAAAAAACCAGAAGATATTTTTTAATAAATATAAAGAAGAAATAGATGATATTGAAGATATTCGTATAGCTCAGACTAATCTTGCAAAATTTATGAAAAGGTTGCTTGTTATGAGGTTTGAAAGTTCAAAAAATGCTTTCAGATGTACACTAGATAAGATGATTGAATCTAATAAAATTATTGAAAATTGGTGGGAACAAATGGGTATAGTTCCAATATTAAAAAAAGGTGATCTGCCTGATCCTGAGGATTATGATGAGGAGGATGGTGATTCAATAAATAATTTTGAAAAGGAATTAGAGTTACTCAGAGAAAAAAAAGGATTTCTTGAAATTGAAAAAGAGTTATTAAATCCAGTTTTTATAGAACATGTTAGGCATGATACAAAGTTATTACAAAAAATTAAGGCACAATGGTTTGACGATCAAAAACTAGAGGGGTTAGATCCGAAACTCGATGTTGTTATAGATAAAATAAATTTTTCTTTGAAAGAAAATCCCAACAGAAAGTTAATTATTTTTTCAGTTTATAAAGATACTGTTGATTATGTTTATGACGAGTTATTAAAAAGAGGTGTGAAAAGAGTCGTAAAATATACCGCTTCTGAGGGAAAAGCAAGTTTTAAGCAAGTAATAAAACAAAATTTTGATGCGTCTTCACCAAAAGAAAAGCAAGTCAATGATTATGATGTTTTAGTTGCAACTGATGCACTTAGTGAAGGATTCAACTTGCATAGGGCAGGAATAATAATTAATTATGATATCCCCTATAATCCAACAAGAGTAATACAGAGAGTGGGTAGAATAAATCGTATAAACAAAAAAGTATTTGATAATTTATACATTTATAATTGTTTCCCAACAGCAATAGGAGAAGAGGAAACTAGAATAAAAACTATATCAACATTAAAAATTAATTTAATTAATGCAGTAGTAGGCTCAGATACAAAGACTTTGACACCTGATGAAGATGTTGTAAGTTTTTTTAGAGATGAGTTTGAAAGAGTTCAGAGTCAAAGTGAAGAAATATCTTGGGACACAGTACATAAGGAATTGTATGAACAAGCGTTTAAAGATGAAGAGATAAGAAAAATTGTATTAAATCTTCCAAGAAGAAGTCGAATTAAACGAGAGGGTTTTAAAGATAAGACTGGAGTTCTTGTCTTTGGGAAAAAAGGAGACAACTCTGTTTTTACGTTTGGTGATTCCAGCTCTCTAGCATCTGTTGTTTCAGCTGAATTAGCACTACCTTTATTTAAGGCGGTAAATGATGAAAAAGGTTTTGAAGTTGATAATAATTTCACCCAAGTTTTCAATATTGCAAAAGAAAAGCTATTTGCTAAACATGAACTTCCAAAAATTCAGGGACGAAGAGCTGATTCTATCAAGGTGGTTGAATTGATAGGGAATAATATTCCTCAAGCAAAAAGTTATTGCGATGATATAAAAAAGATTATTAGAGAGTATGACGACTTTAGTGAGGGTGAGTTAAAGAAAATAGCACAGATTGATATTAGAAATATGGAAGAAGCTTATAAAAAACTTTTAGAAATAATACCTTTGAATTACATTCAAAATATTTTTAATAAGGCTGATAAAGGCGAAAGCGAACACGAGTTATTATTATTTGCTGAGCAACTTACATGATAAATTTAAAACAAGAGTACAATCGAGATGAAGTAACATTATTCTTAAAAGAAAGTTTTTTACCAAATTTTGTTAAAGATATTAGAGAGGTTGATACTTCCAACTTAAAAAATATAAAAAAAGCTATCTCACTAGGATTTGATTCTAAACTAGATTTGCAAGTATTTGAATTTACTCATACAGGAAGTTTAGAAAAGAGGGTTACATTAACAAAAGAAGCTTTTTCAATACTTCGAGACAGTTCTATATTCAAAGCATTAGCATTTTTTAAATCCACCGAGAAAGAGGAGTGGAGATTCTCTTTGATGACTGCTACACCTACACCAACTGAGAAGGGAAAAGTAAAGATGATTCTATCTAATCCTAAAAGGTTATCATTTTTATTAGGTCAATCAGCGAAAGTTAAAACACCCGAGAAGTTTTTGATAGATAAAGGGAAAGTTACAGATTTTGAAGATCTTAAAAATAGATTCTCGATAGAAGTTGTTAATAAAGAATTCTATAACGAAATATCAAAATTATTCTTAGAACTTGTTGGAGGTTCAGTTGGAAAGGGAAAAAAGAGACTTGAGTATAAATCTTCTTTAAAATTACCAAATATTAAGGATCAATCGCAAAAAGCACAAGAATTTGTTGTAAGACTAATAGGCAGAATAATCTTTTGTTGGTTTTTAAGAGAGAAGAAGGACGGAAGTACAAAACCTTTAATTCCTAAAGAATTGTTGTCTTATGAGGCTTCTTGTGAGTATAAAGATTATTACCATAAAGTTTTAGAGCCGATTTTTTTCGAAGTATTAAATAAACCTGTAAACAGTAGAAAGATTGAATTTTCGGAAGGATTGTATTCAGGAATCCCTTATCTAAATGGTGGATTGTTTTATCCCCATGAAGACGATTTCTATTCTTCAATTGGTAATAAGGACGCAAATAATTCAGATGTTATCATTCCTGATAAATGGTTTTATAATTTATTTGAGGTTTTAGAAACTTATAATTTTACTATTGACGAGAATACACGATTTGATGAAGAGCTTTCTATTGATCCGGAAATGTTAGGAAGGATTTTTGAAAATTTGTTAGCAGAAATTAATCCAGAAACAGGAGAATCAGCGAGAAAAAGTACTGGAAGTTATTATACTCCAAGAGTTATCGTGGATTATATGATAGATGAGAGCTTATATTTATATTTAAAAGATAAAACTAATATTGAAGAGAAAAAAATTAGGTCAGTTATATCTTATGATCTTGATGATGATGACAATAATCCACTGACTGATATCGAAAAAGAGAAAGTAATAAACGCACTTGAATCTCTCAAAATACTTGACCAAACAACTCCAATTATGATACAAACAATAAACCATTTTTTTACAATAACCCATTTGATTTCAATAGGAATATAGCCTTTTCTAAATTTTAAAAAAGATTAGACAGGTTTTTTTTTATGCTTTAAAATAAAAAATGATGTTATTAATGATATTAAGTTGAATAGTAAAATTTTTATATGTTGCAATTAAAATTGTGATTTAATAAATAAATTTAAGTATGTAAAAATGCAATAAAACACAGATTGAACATTATAAGTTATGTTAATCTGTGCTTTTTAAAAAACTATTCATTTGGTGGTAGATCAAAAAGAGATACTTGTGTTTTATTGGATTTATTGGTTGCTGACTCCTCCTCATTGTTGGAAGAATCATCTTCGTCTGAAGTAGTGCTAAATCTTCCACGTTTTTGAACTCTAGACCTTTTTTCAATTTCTTCTGGTGACATTTTAGATGATATATTTAATAGAACTTCTTCTAGGCGTAAATTAATTTTAAGATTTCTTTCTTGTTTTCTTCTAATAATCCCAAAGCATCCTACTGGAGAAATGTATATGTCTTCTGGTGCATCTGGAGATACAATATCCTTCATACTACCAAAGACACAATTTTCAGGAGTAGGTGTTCCATTGATTTTTAAGTCATTATTTATTTGTACAATATCTTTTCCTAATAACATTAAATAAGTAGAATCATTTATTTTTTCAGCTAATCCTTTTTTATATAAAATTAAAGGATCAAGATTTAAAGATGGTAATTTTGAATTAACTATTCTTTTTCCTAGCCATTGTACAACTGGTACAGCCCATGAGTTTCCTGTTGCTTGATACCTATTAGTTTTTCTTGCTTTAGGTAAATCAGTATAGTTGTCAGGAAATCCCATTAAACGTTCTGTTTCAAGTGGTGATAGGCGTCTTATTCTATCATCTTGAACTACAAATAATGAACCATTTGTTGCTGCGGCATTACCATTCCATTTTGTTCCATAAGCGGCATATAAACAATCAGTATAACCTCTAAAAACTTCAAATTGATGCCCTTCTTTTTCAAATGTTAATTCACAATCAGGAAAGTCTTGTAGTTTTTTATTACTTTTCTCAAACAACACATCTTCTGGATGAAAATCTTTATCTCCAGCTAAAACATAAAGTCTTTTTCTTTGTTGAGGTAATCCAAAAAATTTTGCATCTAGAACTCTCCAAGCAACGTTTCTTGTTGGCCCACTTATAAAACCAGAAGTTGTCCATCTTTTCTTTTCTATTGGAATGTTAAGACCTGCAAGGGAAGAAATTAGACATCCAAAAGCATTTGTTTTGTCAGTTAACACTCCTTCAACATTTTCCCAAAATACTACAGTCCTTTTTTTTTCGTTATCTAGTCTGATTTTATCATTTGCATTAATAATATCAACAAATTTTAATGTTAAGTTTCCTCTATCATCATTAAGACCATTTTGGTTACCAGCAAGAGAGAAAGCTTGGCATGGAGTTCCTCCACAAATCAAATCGGGGGTTTGAATTTCTTTATTTAATATTTTATTTGGTATATTATTCATATCTCCTAAATTTTCGATATCTGGATATTTGTAAGCTAAAACTTTCGATGGAAAATCAGCTATTTCAGAGAACCAATTAAATTGTACTCCTAGTGATTTCCATGCTACTGAAGCTGCCTCAATGCCAGAACAGATGCTACCGATATTTTTTATATTCATTAGTAATTGCTCCTTTCATTTATGTTATATGTTAGCTAACTATGCGAGTAATATCAAGTAAAATTCAAGATATTTTTAAATTATGCATGGTTATTAATTTTATTTCTAATTTAGTCATCTATTTTGTCAAGAAGATGTTTTCTCCATTCAGCTATATCATACCAAGGACAACCAACACATCCTTTTTCTGCATTTTTCCCTTGGGCAGGGATATTATTATCCCAATCCGATCCACCTTCATAATAGTAAGGTATACCATAAATTTGACCACGCTTTCCTGTTTGAAAGCAATTTCTACATATTTCTCTTTTTTGTTGATTTCTCTGATTTGTCATTAATTGAAATTTTTGTTTAATTTCTTCATCTGTCATAGTATCAGGATTTTCTGATTTAGTGCTATCATCCCATCTTATCTCTGAAAATTTATGATCAGGTAAACAGTGTGGAGTAGTAACACATTCATAAACGTCATAACTATTAAGAACATTAATTATGCGTTTTCTAAGAGCAGGAGACCATGTTTCATATCCATTTCCTGTATTTCCACCACGAGGGATAGGAAGTAAAATGCGTTGACTAGTATTTCTATTACATTTTGAACAATAATGTGCCAAATCAGTTGCAATTGTATAGCCAAATTCTTTTAAGTCTTGTATTCTTCGTTGAGGATTAGGATTACGTGGCATTTCACAAGCCCCACATTTCCAACCTCCTTCTACTAAAGTATCAAAAAAAGCTTTTGTTGTGTCAGCATTTGGTTTGCTTTCCCAAAATATATCTTGTTCTTTTTTCCAGTCATTAAATTTTTCTGGATTCATATCTTCATATATAGTATTAAGGTATTGATATAATTTTTCTTTATTATCATAATCTATTGATGTACCTGTTCTACGATATTCTATTGGAACATATCCTCTCCATACGCTTGTACCATAAGTAAACATCACAGAAACATAAGTTTCTGATGCTTTTGAATTAATGACAGGGTTAGATCCTATTAATTTAATATTATTATTTAATTGAGTATTCATATTATTCGTCTCCTTCATTTTTTACAGTTTCTATTATATCTTCAAGATTGCATTCTAGTGCTTCACATATTTTTAGAAGTACATCAGTTGTTACATTTGCTCCTTTTCCAAGCTTTGCTATGGACGTAGGACTGATATTTGCAATCTTTCCTAAATCTTGTTTATTCATTCCTTTATCGATTAATAATTTCCATAATTTGTTATAACTAATATGCATAAATTAACCTCCTTATATAATTTATTAGTTTATGTAATTTCTTAATATTTCAACATCTCTTGTTATATCTTGTGGCTTAATTCTATTTATAACTTTTTCTTCAACTTCTGGAGTCCAGTAGATTTTTAATTTCTCTCTTGCTCTTGTTATAGCAGTATAGAAAACGTTATGACTTACTAACTCTTCAACTTCATCTGTTATTACTATTTTGACTGATTCAAACTCCAATCCTTGTGACTTATGAATGGATACTGCATAAGCAACCTGGAATGGAACTATAGTTTTAAAATCTTCTCCTTCTTCATCTGCACTTTTTAGTTTATGTACACAAAATCTAATAAGAGATTTTTCTTCTTCTTCATTATTTTCTATAAGTATAAGCTCTGTATTAAATGTATCTCTTTCAAATACTAATTTAGGAATTTCAACATCAAATTGAATACGTTCATTAGTAGTATCTACATCTATTATTTTAACATCTTTAATTATTCCTTTCATATTGTTGTATATGATTGGGCGAAATCTGTCTGAGTCTAGAAATAGAATAGGATCTCCAACTTTATACTGCTGAATATCCCAAGTAACAGCAGTATTAGGATTACTTTCTTGCAAGAATCTATTAATATTATTAATTCCATATAATCCATCATAATTTAGGCATAAAATAGCTTCTCCTGGTTCAAGGGAAGAGAGTAGGGTTTCATCTACTTTTAAAGAGTAACTTTCTCTTTCAATTACTTCCTTAGCAGTGTCATCCATATATCTAACTTTATTCCAAAGATCGAGTAACTGTTTATTTTTAGTACGATGCGGCTCTGTAAGTTCAAAAACAGCAGTGTTAGGTAAAAAAGATTTTAGTACTGAAAACCAATTTCCAAATTGTATTGCATCAATTTGATAAGTATCTCCAACTAACAAAAGCATTTCAAAATTTGCTTTTTGAAGTATTTCAACCATATCTTTATTACTAACTGTACTACACTCATCAATAACTAATAATTTATAATAGATAGAAGAAGATTGATGTTTAAAACTTTCAATTGTAGAAAAAGTGGTATTTTCAGCATCGATTTTTCTAATTAAGTTTTCTTTAGCTGGGTTTGTTTGAGTTAGATATAATTTATCTTCATCATTTAAATAATGTGAGACATGGTTGATTAGTGTTGATTTTCCAACACCAGCAGAACCATATATTACCCCGACTTTTGAATCAGAGAATATTTGCCTAATGATAGATTTCTTTTCATCACAATCTATCTCATAACCATCAAATAAGAGCCATAAATCAATATCATTACTGTAATTTTCTATGCCAGATTCAGCTAATCTTTGTAATTTCTCAATTATATTACAAGTGGCGAGCTTATAATCATTTATAAAAACTTTATTATGTTCGAGCATTAAATCACCAGCAGGTCTATGTCCATCCCATAGATTTTCATTATATCTATTTATTAGTTCTTGATAATCAGGGAAATTACATAGTTCACTAATATCTGTGAATAATTGTCCTTTACATTCTGTATTATTTTTTATAAACCTAGCAAATAATTCATGATGATTACCATTACAAGGAATGCACTCAAATATTGCAGATAATTTTGGATTATGTCCAAGAGGAGAGCGATTAAATGGTAAATCATCAAATTGCTTACTACCAATATCTAAGTACAAGTTAGATAGATAGCTGTTTCCAGCTTTAATCCATTCTTCATAATATCTACTATAGTATCCTGATGAATATTGACTTCTTATTATGACATTATTCATATTATAAAGTAGGTATCTTAATATATTTTTTCCGTTATTGCCGTTTAATATTAAATTTCTGCAATAATCCAATATTGGAATAAATATACAAGATTTAAGGCTATTTTTCCATTTAAGAGTAATATCATTATATGCTTGGGCGGGAAAGACTACTAGGTCATTTAAAGTATACTTAGTTTTGGTAAGAAATTCACAAATTAATCGTTGCTCTGGATAACTTACTCTTATTTTATCTCCTTTTATTATTGATATGAAATTTTGAAATTCACAATCTCTTATAGAAACTTCCCATCCATCAATAACGATGATAGGCATTGTTTTGCCTAATATTTCGATAGTTTCATTTATAAGGTGAAATTTAGATGCATAATTACTTTTGATTGGAAGTTTTGTAAAAGCAATTACTCTGTTTGATTTAGATTTATTTTTTCTATCATCTATTGGCATAAATGTAACTTCATAATATATTTTTCTATTTACAAATAGAGGTTTGATTTTTTGAATATAATATTTATCTTTACTATCTGTGTGTAATGATGCGAGATGTTGTTCTGATTTTTCAGCAATTTTTTTATAGTATTCCTGTAATGTATCATCTAAATGTAAAGGGAATTTATCTAAATTATGCAGTACCTCAATGCCAAAATACTCACTAAGAAGATTTTTTGTTTCAAGTAAGTACTGATAATACTTTAACATTAAACGTTCTGAGCCATCTTCATCTAAAGTATATTGTGTAGTTACAACTTGTAAATAATTACGAAACTTATATAAAGTGTATAGGTCGCTATTAATTTGGCAATACTCGATTGCCTTGTTTATATTTTCGTCGCTAATGTCGATTTCTTTATCGTTTGCATAAAACTTTAGCATTACATGGTTAACGAATTTTATTAATTGTTCTAATATATCTTGAGAAATTGCACCACGAGATGAGTCCTCAATTTCGTCTAAATGTCTGCATATTACATTATCTATTTTTTTTATGGAATTATCTATTGTTGGCATTTATTATTCTCCTTTCTAAAAATCATTATTATTCCAATCATCTATCAAAGCATCATATGGAAATAATGTATCATACGTCTCGGGATGTAATTTAATATATAATTTTCTAATTTCATTTCTTTGATTTTTTATGAGTAGTGTACTTGAATTGCATGAAATAAAACTATTACTTATTTCATCAAAAATACCAAGTAATCCATATATATATGATTTTAGATTTGGATTTATAAAATTATTAGCTTTTTCTTTCCATTTTTCTTGGTATAACTTTTTAATTTTGTTTGGAATGCTCATATCAATTAAATATTTAGCATAGTCTCCACCAATCAAAGTAAGCATAATTTCATCATAGTCTAATGTAAAATCAGTAAGTAATTCTTTATCTGTTTCTGTATAAGGAAAAGCATCGACAACTTGTTCAGTAGGAATGTTAAGTGGTTCATCTTTAGTAGATGAACTTTTTCTTTGTGTTGTTGCAGCTTTTTTTATGATTTCATCAAAACAACAAGCAATTTTATAATTGATGTTTTGTAAATTAATTTCATCAAGACTTCCTGAAAAAGCTTCACAAAGTTTTTCAGAGACTGAGTCACCAAAGTCTTCTAGAAATGCCACAAAATTTTCTAAATCAGCAACAGGTGATATTTCTTTTGCTATCCCATTTATTGTGGAATTTCCATTGAAATATGCCTTGAAACTGTCATCAGATTTGTCTTCTATAACTGTTGAATTGTTTTCTCCAATCATAGCTATAAATAGTTTTCTTGTAAATTCGACTGTATTATCTGAACCACCAATGATTGGTTTTAATAAATTGGCAAAGCTGGAAAAATTCATTTTTATCTCCTTATTTCTTGTATTACCGATACATACCGAAGACTACCCATGATTATCCATGATTTTGAAACAAAACTGCTAAAATCTAAAGTGTAAAAAGCAAAAAGAAGTATTCCATAGAAGTAACGATATGATTGTTAAATTGATAGATAAATTATATCAGAAATTTGCGAAAAAATCTATGCTAAGTCATAAATTTTTTACGCAATCGTGAAAAAAATATATAAAAACAAATAGACTTTTGCATTTTACAAAAAAATAAAATTTTGAAGCCTGATTTGCAATAAGGCAGAAGGATACGAATAAAAGCAATTTAACCATTTAAAAAGGTTAAAAATGCTCAATTTTAGTACCCTCTCTTTATTGCACCTAAAAATCAGCAATGGGAGTCTGTGTACTAAAAAGGCACAGTCTCTTTTTTCTTTCCTTCTACTCTGCAAAAAAGCAGGCAAAAGGAAGGGAGGACTTTTAATGAAAAGTCATAAAAAACCACAAAAAGAACGTGGAATGTACACATACCATTTCGATGACGGAAGAAAAGTAACAATTAAACCAGGAGAGGAAGGAGTAACAGAGGAGTTCATCAAAAAACTACATTCTTTAGATGATTCAGAGGTTTATTACAACCACAAGAATTGGCATAGACCAATATCTGAAAAAGAGAAACTAGATATTAAAGAATGGGAAGAAAAACATCCTGGTGAGAAGTATCAAGAAGTTTGGAACTTATCTATTGATTCAGTATTTGATGAAGAAGGCAACCAAGATAAGTGTATCTATCTTGCTGATAATACGACTATCGAAGAAGAAACATCAGATGAAGTAGAGAAATTAAGAGAAACCGTTTTAAAAATGACAGAAAAGCAGAAACGAGTATATGAACTTCATTTTATAGAAAGTTATTCATTAACAGATGTAGCAACTATTCTTAATGTTTCAATTCCAGTTGTGTACAAGCATAAAGAAAAAATTTTGAAGTTTATAAAAGAAAATTTTAAAAGAGGGTAAAAAAGCAAAAAAAATATTTGCCTAGTATTTGTAAGGGTGATGAACTTACGAAACAGAGAGGAGGTTCACAGGATGGCTATAAAGCATAAAGTCATTATCAATGTGACTGATGAAACTGGCGAAAATGTAGAGGTACTTCGAGGTGGTCGATTAACATTACCACAAAAAATTATCAAGTTCTTATTTGGTGATTATAGACAAGTATTTTTATTAGACCCAGGACAGTCAGTACAATCCGTTGATGTCAAAGAAGTGAAGGAAGGAGGAAGTACCGATGGGCAAGATGAATAATTTATCTTTAGATTTAGAGGAATTAAGAAGATGTGCAACTACAATTAATGAAATAGTAGACAGTTTGGAATCAACATTTTCAAGCACTTCAGAAAAATCTAAAGAAGAAAAGAAGTCTATAAATTTAGAAGAAGTAAGAGCAGTTCTAGCAGAAAAATCAAGAGCAGGGAAAACTGCTGAAGTTAAAGAATTACTTACAAAATTCGGAGTTAATAAACTATCTGAATTAGACGCATCAAAATATGATGAGCTATTAAAAGAAACGGAGGTAATTTAATATGGGCAGTCATGCACTATTGTCAGCATCTAGTAGTAAAAGATGGTTAAATTGTCCTCCCTCAGCAAAACTATGTGCCGAGATAGATGATACAACATCTGAATATGCAAAAGAAGGAACAGATGCACACACATTATGCGAATATAAAGTTAAAACAATGCTTGGAATTGAAATGCAAGATCCAACAAATAGTTTAACTTACTACAATGAAGAAATGGAAAGATGTGCTAATGATTATGCAAGTTACATAATGGAGGTCATAGAAGATACAAAGAGTTATTGCAAAGACCCACTTGTGTTAATAGAACAAAAACTAGACTTTTCAAGATTTGTACCAGCCGGATTTGGAACAGGAGATTGTTTAATCATAGCAGATAAAATACTTTATATTATTGATTTCAAATATGGAAAAGGTGTGGAAGTCGAAAGCAAAGATAACCCACAAATGATGTGTTATGCGATTGGAGCTTTAAAACTATTTGATAAGTTATATGACATAGAAAATGTATGCATGGTAATTTATCAACCAAGAATCGAAAACATAAGTGTTTCAAGTATAAATGTTACAGAGTTATATAGTTGGGCAGAAAACACACTTAAACCAATTGCAGAACTTGCCTATGAGGGTAAGGGAGAATTTAAGGCAGGAGATCATTGTCAGTTTTGCAAGATAAAAGCTACTTGTAGAAAAAGAGCTGAATACAATATGGAACTTGCAAAATATGATTTTGAAGAACCAGCAGAACTAGAAGATGAGGAAATATCATCTATACTTATTAAATCAAGTGATTTAGTATCTTGGGTATCAGATATTAAAGATTACGCTTTAAATCAAGCCATACAAGGAAAGAACTATCCTAATTTAAAATTAGTAGAAGGACGTTCTAATCGTAAGTATCTAAATGAGGAAGAAGCAGCAACAGCAGTTATAAATGCAGGTTATGACCCTTACGAGAAAAAACTACTAGGAATTACATCAATGACAAATCTACTAGGAAAAACAAAGTTTAATGAGGTATTAGGGAATCTAATTTATAAATCTCAAGGAAAACCAACGCTTGTACTGGAAAGCGATAAAAGACCAGCAATGCAAATTAATGATTTTATAAATGAAAGAGAGGAAAGTAATAATGAATAATAATTTAAATTTAACAAAAGTAATAACAGGAGTAAATACAAGATGGAGTTACTGCAATGTGTGGGAGCCGAAATCAATAAATGGAGGAACACCAAAATATAGTGTGTCATTAATAATTCCAAAAAGTGATACAGCAACAGTAGAAAAAATAAAGAAAGCAATTGAGGCAGCTTATAAAGAAGGCGAGAGTAAATTAAGAGGAGTGGGAAAAAGTATACCAGCATTACAAACACTTAAAACGCCACTTCGTGATGGAGATTTAGAAAGACCAGATGATGATGCTTATAAAGGATGTTATTTCATTAATGCAAATTCTCCAAAAGCTCCAGGAATTGTTGATGCAGCCTGTCAACCTATAATGGAAAGATCAGAAGTTTATAGTGGAGTTTATGGACGAGCTAGTATTAACTTATATGCTTTTAATTCTAATGGTAATAAAGGTATTGCCTGTGGATTAAATAACTTACAAAAGATTAAAGACGGAGATAGTCTTGGAGGAAAATCAAGAGCTGAAGATGACTTTGAAACAAGTGAAGAAGATTTTTTAGAATAGGAGGATAAAAAGATGATGAATGTATTATCAACAATATTTACAATTATAGTTGGAATTGAATGTATAGCGCTGTTATTTAGTTTTATACTTTGTTCTTTATATGCATTAACAACTGATGCAAATGCAGAAAAAAGAAGAGCTAAACAAGAAAAAAGAGATGAAGAATATCACAAAGCAAGAATGAAAGATTTAATGAGATAAGGCTAAGGCGGTAGTAAATCTACCGCTTTAATCATAATAGGAGGAAAAAAGAGATGGAAGAAGTAAAGACAATTTCAATTGATATAGAAACTTATTCAGATGTAGAATTATCCAAATGTGGAGTTTATAAATACTCTGAGTCAGATAACTTTGAAATACTATTATTTGCTTATTCAATAAATCATGGAGATGTAAAAGTTATTGATTTAGCATTAGGAGAAACAATCCCAATAGAGATTATAACAGCACTCATAGATAATAAAATCATCAAGTGGGCTTATAATGCTAATTTTGAAAGAGTGTGTTTATCTCGCTATATATCTAGATATTATCCAGAAATTTTTATATCTTATAGTATTGATGAAGATACAGTTAATGAGTTTTTAGACCCTAGTTCTTGGAGATGCTCCATGATATGGTCTGCTTATTTAGGACTGCCATTATCACTTGCAGGAGTAGGTGTAGTTCTTGGGCTTGAGGAACAAAAACTAAAAGAAGGTAAAGATTTAATTAAATACTTTTGTGTTCCTTGTAATCCAACAAAAACGAATGGTGGAAGAACTAGAAACTTGCCAGTACACGATATGGAAAAATGGAATGTTTTTAAGAAATATAATAAACGAGATGTAGAAGTTGAGGTATCAATTCAAAAAAGACTTCAAAGTTATCCAGTTCCAGAATTTTTATGGGATGAGTATCACTTGGATCAAGAAATAAATGATAGAGGAATAGCACTTGATATGGAACTTGTAGAAAATGCTATAAGATTTGATGAAATTACAAAGCAAAAAGCATCAGAAGAATTACAAGGATTAACAAACATAGAAAATCCAAATTCAGTTATGCAAATGAAAGAATGGTTAAGCAATAACGGAGTTGAGGCAGATTCGCTTGGAAAAAAGCAAGTTAGTGAAATGATAAAAGGTGCTCCAAAAGAAATCGTTGAGGTATTAGAGTTAAGGCAACAAATATCAAAATCTTCTGTTAAGAAATATATGGCAATGAAGAATGCAGGATGTGTATGCAATCGAGCTAGAGGTATGTTTCAATTCTATGGTGCGAATAGAACAGGTAGATGGGCAGGAAGAATTATACAATTACAAAACCTACCACAAAACCATATAGGTGATTTAGAAGATGCAAGAGAACTTGTGAAATATGGTAACTATAATGCTTTTGAAACTTTATATGATGTGCCTGATACTTTATCACAATTAATCCGTACAGCATTTGTTCCAAGAGTTGGAATGAAGTTTATTGTTGCAGACTTTTCTGCTATTGAGGCAAGAGTACTATCATTCCTAGCAAATGAAAAATGGAGAATGGATGTATTTGCAAATAATGGTGACATCTATTGCCAATCAGCATCTGCTATGTTTAAAGTTCCAGTTGAAAAGCATGGAGTAAATGGTCATCTAAGACAAAAAGGAAAAATCGCAGAATTAGCCTGTGGCTATGGTGGCTCTGTTGGAGCTTTGAAAGCAATGGGTGCTCTTGATATGGGACTTAATGAAGAAGAATTAGAACCACTTGTTAAGTCTTGGAGAGAGTCAAATCCAAATATTGTAGCAATGTGGTGGGCAGTTGATAGGGCAGTAAAAAATGCAATTAGAAATAGAGTTACTACTGAAACACACGGATTAAAGTTTATTTACAAAAGTGGAATGTTATTTATTGAACTTCCAAGTGGTAGAAGATTAGCATATGTAAAACCTAAAATTGGAGTAAATCAATTTGGATCAGAAAGTGTTACATATGAAGGCGTAGGTACTACTAAAAAATGGGAGAGATTAGAAAGTTATGGTCCAAAGTTTGTAGAAAATATTATACAGGCTATAAGTAGAGATATTTTATGCTATGAAATGCAAAGGTTATCATATTGTTTTATTGTTGGACACGTTCATGATGAAATGATAATAGAATGTAGTAAAGGAGTATCACTTGAAAAAATCTGTGAGCAAATGGAAGAAACTCCGCCTTGGATTAAAGGCTTACTATTGAGGGCAGATGGATATGAATGCGAGTTTTATAAAAAAGATTAGATAGGAGGCTAAAATTTAGCCTTTTTTCTTTGACTGTTATTTAGGAGAATTTCATTCTCTGAATGTTAAAGGAAGGAGGCAAGAATAATGAAAAGTAGCGGAGAGATTCTTGATTATAAAGAGTTATTAAAAACATTTAATCTAACAGATGAGTATTATCCACTTGTGTATGTGTGTTCTCCATATAGAGGAAACGTAGAAGAAAATGTTAATAAAGCTAGAGAATATAGCAGATTTACTTTTAATAAGAAAAACATACCTATAACTCCTCATCTTTTATACCCACAATTTTTAAATGACGATGACCTGTTTGAAAGAAATATAGCAATTCATAAAATTAACTATGTTCTTTTAGGTCTTTGTAAAGAAATATGGGTTTTTGGTGATGACATTACTGAAGGAATGCAACGAGAAATATTAGTGGCTAAAAAGAGAAAAAAGCCAATTAGATATTTTAATAAAGATTTAAAGGAGGAGAATTAAAACTATGTTTACAATTTATTATTCGGATGTTACTGGAGTACCAAGTAACTGCAATTATCCTCATAAGAAGAAAGTAATTAATGAGGATAGTTTAAAAGAGGCAATTAGTCATGATTATGTATGTGCTGAATATAAAAATAGCTATCGTAATGGTGATAACTTTATAGGAAGTGACTGCATTCCTGTAGATTGTGATAATGACCATTCAGATAATCCAGAAGAATGGATTACACCAAGTCGTGTTAAAGAGGCATTTCCAAATGTGGCATTTGCTATTCACTATAGTAGGTCAAATAACAAATCTAAAAATGGAAAACCTGCTCGTCCAAAGTTTCATGTTTTATTTCCAATAGATTATGAAACTGATTCTACAAAATATAAAGAAATCAAATTAAAGGTTAATTCGTTATTTCCATATTTCGATACAAATGCTCTTGATGCTGCTAGGTTCTTTTTTGGTACAAAAGAAGCGAATGTTGAAATCAATGAAGGTAGTATGAATTTATCAGAATATCTTAATTCAGATGAATTTGAGGCAATGGAAATGAATAGGATGCCAGAAGGTTTAGTAATAAAGGAAGGTAGTCGTAATTCAACATTATCTCATTTTGCAGGTCGAGTTATGAAGAAATATGGTGACACCGAAAAAGCATATGAAGTGTTTATGGAAAAAGCAGCAACTTGTGATCCACCATTAGATGATGAAGAATTAGTATCTATTTGGAATAGTGCTAAAAAATTTTATAAGAAATTATCTAGTCAAGAAGGATATGTTGACCCAGAACAATACAACCAGGAGTTTAATTTAGAACCACTTGATTATTCTGATGTAGGACAAGCAACTGTGCTAGCAAAAGAATATGAAAATAAATTAAAGTATTCTCCATCAACAGACTTTCTTGTTTATAACGGAAGTTACTGGGAAGAGTCTAGGTCAAAGGCTCAAGCAATATCACAAGAACTTACAACAAGACAATTAGAAGAGGCAGAAGTAGGTATTAAAAAACTAACTGATGTAATGCTTAAAAATGGAGCTTGGGATATTCTTGCATCAGTCGGTCCCAAAAAGGCAGTAGCACTTTTCAATGAAGAACAAGCACAGGTGTTTAAAGAATATGAAGATGTAACAGCTTACAGAAAATATTCAATTAAGAGAAGAGATTCAAAGTACATCTATGCATCATTAAAAGAAGTAAGTCCTATGGTTGAAATAAAACAAGATAGATTAGATAGCGATGAGTTCTTACTAAATACACCAAAGGCAACATACGACTTAAGATATGGTGCGAGTAAAATGCATGAACATTCAGCAGAAGATTTTATTACAAAACAAACAACTATTGATCCATCTAATGAGGGAGAAGATATATGGAATGCTGTATTAAATACATTCTTTTGTGATGATAAAGATTTAATCAAATATGTCCAAGAAGTAGCAGGACTTTCTGCTATAGGTAAAGTTCATCTTGAAGGACTAATAATTGCATATGGTGGAGGACGAAATGGTAAATCCACATTCTGGAATACTATCTCAAAAATATTAGGAACTTATAGTGGAAATATGTCAGCTGATACTTTAACAGTTGGATGCAAAAGAAATGTTAAACCTGAAATGGCAGAGATAAAAGGAAAGCGACTTGTTATTGCTGCAGAACTTGAAGAAGGTATGAGGTTTAATACTTCAAATATAAAACAGCTTTGTTCTACTGATGAAATTTATGCCGAGAAAAAGTATAAGGAGCCTTTTAAGTTTGAACCAACACATACTTTAGTACTTTATACAAATCATCTTCCAAAGGTTGGTGCAATTGATGAAGGTACATGGAGAAGACTTATAGTTATTCCTTTTAATGCAAAAATTGAAGGGTCATCAGATATTAAAAACTATGCGGATTACCTTTATGAAAATGCAGGTGGTGCAATTTTGAAATGGATCATGGAAGGTGCAAAACGAGTAATTGATAACGGTTATCATTTAACAACACCATCTGTTGTAAATGATGCCATCAATAAATATAAGGAAAGTAACGATTGGTTTTCACAATTCTTAGATGAGTGTTGTGATGTTGATGTATCTTTTAGCGAAAATTCTGGAGATGTTTATAGTTCGTATCGTGAGTATTGTACGAGAGTTGGTGACTACATAAGAGGTACAACTGATTTTTATACTGCTCTTGAAAGTGCTGGTTTTAGAAGAAAAAAGACTAAAACTGCAAGACTAATTTATGGATTAAAACTTAAGTCAGAATTTCTAGAAAATTAAAAAGGTGACACTCGTAGACAGTCTTTTCTATAAATATCTATAGAGTTTAAAAAAATAATATATAAGAAAAGTTATGGAAATAACCGTCTACGACTGACACCACCTAATTTTAAAAGACTGATGGGAGTGTAGTTTGATGAGAGAAAAGTATATAGAGCAAAAGTTGGTAAGTGAAGTTAAAAAGCATGGTGGTATATGTCTGAAACTTGCATCAACAGGATTAGATGGAATACCAGATAGGCTGGTTCTAATGTCAAAAGGCAAGATTGCATTTGTGGAGTTAAAAGCACCAAAGCAAAAACCAAGAAAACTCCAACTTGTAAGAATTAAAAAATTAAAAGATATGGGATTTAGTGTGTATGTATTAGATGATGTAAAAGATATAGGAGGTGTTATAGATGATATACAATCCACATAATTATCAAAAGTATGCAACGGAGTTTATTGAAACTCACAACGAGTCTGCAATTTTACTTGATATGGGGTTAGGAAAAACTTCAATAACATTAACAGCAATTAACAATTTATTATTTGATAGTTTTGATGTTCATAAAGTTTTAGTTATAGCACCATTAAGAGTTGCAAGATTTAGTTGGAAAGCTGAAATAGAAAAATGGGAACATCTGCATAATTTAAAATATGAGATTGTTGTTGGAACAGAAAAAGAAAGACTAGCAGCATTAAGGAACAATGCCAATATTTATATAATTAATCGTGACAATGTTAAGTGGCTAGTTGAAACAATGGGTTATAAATTTAATTTTGATATGGTTGTTATTGATGAATTATCATCTTTTAAAAATTATAGCTCACAAAGGTTTAAAAGTTTTATGAGAGTTAGACCTAAAGTAAAATGGATGGTTGGATTAACAGGAACTCCATCAAGCAATGGATTAATGGACTTGTTTGCAGAATTTAAAGTTCTTGATATGGGAAAAAGACTAGGTAGATTTATTGGAGAATATAGAAATACCTACTTTGAACCAGATAAGCGAAATGGTCAAATAATATTCAGTTATAAACCATTACCAAATGCAGAAAAACAAATATATAAGAAAATATCAGATATAACCATTTCTATGAAATCAACCGATTATTTAGAAATGCCAAAACTCATAAAAAACAATTATTCAATAATTCTTGATGATAATGAAATAAATAAATATGAAGAATTAAAAGATGATTTGGTTTTGGAACTTCCTGGAGGAGAAATTACTGCAAGTAATGCAGCAGTTCTTTCAAACAAATTAATGCAAATGGCAAATGGAGCCATATATGATGAAAATAAAGAATTTGTAAAAGTTCATGACAAAAAATTAGAGGCATTAGAAGATTTAATTGAATCAGCAAATGGGAAACCAGTACTTGTTGCATATTGGTTCAAACATGATCTTGATAGAATAGAAGAATATTTGAAATCAAAGAAAATTGAAACTGAAAGGCTTGATACTGACAAAAGTATTCAAGATTGGAATAATAAAAAAATATCAGTTGCACTTATTCATCCTGCATCAACAGGACATGGGTTAAATCTTCAAGATGGTGGTTCTACAATTATATGGTTTGGACTTACATGGTCTTTAGAATTGTATGAACAAACAAATGCAAGATTATGGCGTCAAGGTCAAAAATCGCAAACGGTAGTAATAGAACACATTATTGCCAAAGGCACTATTGATGAACAAGTTATAAAAGCTTTAGAAGGAAAGCATAAAGTACAGGATTCATTAATAAATGCAGTAAAAGCAAATCTTAGTAAATCAGAGTCAATCCGAGGGTTAGAAAATAAAAAATCGGAGGTATAAAATATGACAGCAAAAGAATATTTGTTACAGGCTCATTATCTCGATGAACGTATAAATTCAAAGACACAACAGATAGCATCTTTAAATGAATTAGCAACTAGATGCACATCTATGATTTCTGATATGCCAAGAAATCCAAATCGTGGTGGTTCAAGAATGGAAGATTGTATTATTAAAATAATAGATTTAGAAGAAAAACTAAAATTTGATATTGAAAAGTTAATAAATTTAAAAAAGGAAATTATGGAAGTGATAAAAGCAGTTCCTAACATAGAATATCAAACACTTCTTGAAAAGAGGTATTTATGTTTTATTACTTGGGAACAAATATCTGTTGATATGAGTTATTCAATCCAACACATTCATAGGATGCATAGCTTAGCTTTGAAAGAAATCGTAGTTCCAAATGAAGATGAGAGTAAATGTGATAGTATGAGAGTATAATCTTATGATATTATTATAATGGAAAAAAATAAAATGATAAAAGCCTTATAGGATTGTAACCTGTAGGGCTTTTAGTTTGCAAGAAAGGAAATAGATAGATGCCAAAGAAACCGAATCGTCCATGTTCTTATCCAGGATGTCCCAACTTAACTGATGCTAGGTTTTGTTTAGAACATGAGAAACAAGAAAATAAAAGGTATGAACAATACGATAGAAGTCCAGAAATAAAGAAAAGGTATGGACGAGTTTGGAAAAGAATCCGTGACAGCTATGCAAAGGAACACGCTTTGTGTGAGAAGTGTTTGGAACATGGAGTGTACAGAGCAATGGAAGAAGTACACCATAGACTACCACTAGCTGAAGGTGGAACACATAATAGAAAGAATTTAATTTCACTTTGTAAATCATGTCATGCAACAATTCATGCTGAACGAGGAGATAGATGGAAAGCAAAAACTAAATATTATAGGTAGGGGGGACTTAAATCTCTAAAAAGTATGAGCAGTGCAACGGGCGTGGGGTCTTATGTGTAAAAAAGGCGAATTCAAAAGGGTATTAAAGGGAGGTGAGATTAAATGCCTACAAAATCAAACAATATTGGTGGTAGAGGCGGTGCTAGAATTGGTGCTGGAAGAAAAAAATCAGCAGTAAAAGAAAAAGTTGAAAATGGTAATCCTGGTGGTCGAACATTAGAAACATTGGACATACCAGAAATAGAAGGCGCAGAGATGCCAAAACCACATGATTTCTTATCAGAAAAACAGCGTGATGGAAATGAACTGCAGGCAAAAGAAATATATGAGGAAACTTGGAGGTGGCTTAAAAAGATAGGTTGTGCTCAAAAAATCTCGCCACAGCTTTTAGAAAGATATTCAATGTGTAGTGCGAGATGGATACAATGTGAAGAACTAACTAATAAGTTGGGACTTTTATCAAAACATCCAACAACTCAAAAACCTATACCTTCGCCATTTATAAATATTGGTATTAATTATATGAATCAAGCAGTTAGATTATGGAATGAAATATTTCAAATTGTAAAAGAAAATTGCAGTACAGTTTATGAAGATGCTGCACCACAAAATGATTTGATGGAAAGATTGCTAAGAGCAAGAGAGGAGAGAAAATAATGATAGAAAAAGTTAATCCAAAGCACCCAGATAAAGTAGCAGATAGAATAGCAGGTGCAATAGTGGATTTAGGATATAAGTTACAAGACAATCCTAAAATAGCAGTTGAAGTTTTAATAGGTCATGGTATTTGCCACGTAATCGCTGAAACTTCAGTAAATTTTAAAAAAGAAGATATTGAGAATATTATTTCAAGAATAGCAGGAGATATGTCGAAAGATGTCGTATTAGTGTCGCAAGATACACATTTATCTAAAAATCAAGAGGAAGAGATAAGATGTGGAGATAATGGAATATTTAAAGGAGTACCTTTGACAGATGAGCAAAAGAAGTTATCAGAAATTGCTCATTTTATTTATGAAGAACATCCAAGTGATGGTAAGTATATTTTAGATAAAGAAAAATTAATAATTTGTCATAGTAATTGCAAAACTGAAGAATTAAAAGAATTGTATCAAGATGCAATAATCAATCCATTAGGAGATTGGACTGGAGGCACTGATGTTGATACAGGTGCTACAAATAGAAAACTAGGATCTGATATGGCAGATGGTGTGACTGGTGGAGGACTTCATGGCAAAGACTTATCAAAAGCAGATGTATCAGTAAATATTTATGTATTTTTAAAAGCACAAGAAACAAATGAAGTAGTTAAAATTTGCTGTGCAATTGGTGATAAAGAAATAGATGGCAAACCTTATGATGAAATAGTAAAAATTGCTAAAGAATATATTGACTCTGTCGGTGGATTTGAAAAATTTGCTGAATGGGGTCTTTTTTAGGAGGTAGAAAAAATGTCAAGAACAACAACAGAAATGCAACTTATATCAATTGATAGATTAATTCCTTATGTGAATAATGCAAGAACACACTCGGAAGAACAAATTATAAAACTTCGTTCTTCACTTAGAGAATTTGGTTTTGTTAATCCAATCATAATTGATAGAGAGTTTAATGTAATAGCAGGTCATGGAAGATTAATGGCTGCAAAAGAAGAAGGAATAAATGAAGTTCCTTGTGTATTTGCTGACTTCTTATCTGAATCTCAAAAGAAAGCATATATTCTTGCAGATAATCGTATGGCAATGGATGCAGGATGGGATGAAGAATTACTTAAAATAGAAATGGAAGAATTACAAAATCTAGGGTATGACTTAGGTTATACAGGATTTGATGAAAAAGAACTAGCAGACTTATTTGGAATAAATGATAATGAAGTAAAAGATGATGAGTTTGATTTAACTGCTGCTCTTGAAAAGGCAAGTTTTGTTGAAAAGGGAGATGTGTGGTTTGTAGGAAAGCATAAATTAATGTGCGGTGATGCAACATCAAGTGAAGATGTGGCTAAACTTATGGAAGATAAAAAAGCAAACTTAATCTTAACTGACCCACCTTATAATGTAGCTTTTAAAAGTTCAGATGGTCTGACAATTCAAAATGATAGTATGAAAAATAATGACTTTTATGAGTTTTTATTTTCATCATTTAAAAATATGGCAGAACATTTAGAAAATGGTGGTGCTGCTTATATTTTTCATGCAGACACAGAAGGATTAAATTTTAGAAAAGCATTCATAAATGCAGGATTTCATTTAGCAGGTTGTTGCATCTGGGTAAAAGATAGTCTTGTTTTAGGACGTTCTGATTATCAATGGCAACATGAACCAGTATTATATGGATTTATGCAAAATGGAAAACACCCATGGTATTCAGATAGAAAACAAACAACTATATGGAATTTTAATAAACCTAAAAAGAACTCAAATCATCCAACATCTAAACCACTTGATTTACTTGCTTATCCAATAAACAATTCTACTCAAGCCAATGCAATAGTTATAGATACATTTGGCGGTAGTGGCTCAACGCTTATGGCTTGTGAACAAATGAATAGAATTTGTTACACAATGGAACTTGATGAAAAATATGCATCAGTAATTTTAAGAAGATATGTTGAAGATACTAACAATAGCGAAAATGTGTATGTAATTAGGAATGGTGAGAAGATACTGTACAAAGATTTAGTTAAAGAAGTAGAAAAAGATGATTAATTAGAATTATACGTTGACAAATATGTGTTTTAGAGTGATATATGTAGTGCAAGGAGGTAAACAAATATGATGTTTCCCAAAAAAGAAATTATTGAAAAAATTAGAAATGAATATCCAAAAGGAACAAGAGTTAAACTTGTAAAGATGGTAGTTCTTTAAATATTATTTACAATGTTGACAAATGTATAAAAATATAATAAACAAAACATAATTTTTTAAAAGTATTAGATAAAGGCGGAAGGTTAGATGATAAAGAAGAAAATGAATAATATAAAGAAATGTCCAGATTGTGGAGTTGAATATCAAGGATACACTGCAATATCCAGGAAAGATAATAAAACACCTATATGCCCCGATTGTGGAACCAGGGAGGCATTAGAATCAATAGGTGTTAATATTAAAGAACAAGAGCAAATTATTAAAACAATACACAGAACTCAAGAAAAATAAAACAAAATATTTTCAAAAGCACTTCAATATGGAGTGCTTTTTGCGTGGGAAGGAGATGATAGATTGAGAAAGTTAAAGAACTATGAGCCTACAAAATTTAAAGTAAAAACAAGTTATTATGATAAAGATGCAGCAGATTTTGCAGTAGCTTTTATTGAGAGTCTTTGCCATACAAAAGGTACATGGGCAGGTAAAAACTTTGAACTTATAGATTGGCAAGAACAAATTATTAGAGATATTTTTGGAGTACTTAAACCAAATGGGTATCGTCAATTTAATACAGCTTATATTGAAATTCCAAAAAAACAAGGTAAGTCTGAACTTGCTGCAGCAGTTGCACTTTTACTTACTTGTGGTGATGGAGAAGAAAGAGCAGAAGTATATGGATGTGCCGCAGATAGAAATCAAGCAAAAATTGTATTTGACGTTGCAATAGATATGGTTAAGTTTTGTCCTGCACTTTCAAGAAGAGTAAAAATACTTGAATCACAGAAAAAACTTATATATAAACCAACAAATAGTTCATACCAAGTCTTGTCAGCAGATGTAGCAAATAAACATGGTTTTAATACTCATGGAGTTATATTCGACGAGTTACACACACAACCAAATAGAAAACTTTATGATGTAATGACTCAAGGATCTGGAGATGCAAGAATGCAACCACTATATTTTTTAATAACTACGGCTGGAAATGATACTAACTCAATTTGTTATGAAATACATCAGAAAGCATTAGATATTGAAAAAGGAAATAAAATTGATTCTACATTTTATTCTGTAATTTATGGTGCAGACGAGAGTGAAGATTGGACTGATCCAAAAGTATGGAGAAAAGCAAATCCGTCACTTGGTATAACAGTTGCTGAGGAAAAAGTAAAAGCTGCTTGTGAATCTGCAAAACAAAATCCAGGAGAAGAAAATGCATTTAGACAATTACGACTGAATCAATGGGTAAAACAATCTATAAGATGGATGCCAATGGAAAAATGGGACTTATGTGATGGAAGAGTTATAGAGGAAGAATTAGAAGGTCGTGTATGCTATGGTGGATTAGACTTGTCATCTACAACAGATATAACCGCTTTTGCTTTAGTCTTTCCTCCTATGGAAGATGAAGAAGAGTATATAGTATTGCCGTATTTTTGGATACCAGAAGACACTCTTGATTTAAGAGTAAAGAGAGATCACGTTCCTTATGATATTTGGAAAAGACAAGGTTACTTAGAAACAACTGAAGGAAATGTTGTTCATTATGGTTATATAGAAAAATTTATAGAAAAACTAGGAGAAAAATTTAATATCAGAGAAATTGCATTTGATAGATGGGGAGCAGTACAAATGGTTCAAAATTTAGAGAACATGGGATTTACTGTTGTTCCTTTTGGACAGGGATTTAAAGACATGAGTCCACCAACTAAAGAATTGATGAAATTAACACTTGAAAAGAAACTTCTTCACGGTGGGCATCCAATTTTAAGGTGGAATATGGATAATGTGTTTATTAAAACAGATCCTGCTGGGAATATAAAAGCAGATAAAGAAAAATCAACAGAAAAAATCGATGGTGTAATTGCAACCATAATGGCACTTGATAGAGCAATAAGATGTGGATGTAGCTTAAGTGAAAGCGTATATGATAACAGAGGAATTTTATTTATTTAAAAAGGAGATGAGGAAATATGGGATTTTGGAGTGGTTTATTTAGGTCAAGAGATGCACCTGAAAATAGAACAATTGGAAGTAACTACAGCTTTTTTATGGGTGGAACAACAAGTGGAAAGAGGGTAAATGAGCGTTCTGCAATGCAAATGACAGCAGTTTATAGCTGTGTAAGGACTTTGTCAGAGGCAGTAGCAAGTTTGCCATTACATTTCTACAAGTATGACGAAAATGGAAGTAAGAAAAAAGCTATAGAACATCCGTTATATTTTTTATTGCATGATGAACCCAATCCAGAGATGACGTCTTTTGTGTTCAGAGAAACACTTATGACTCATCTTTTATTATGGGGTAATGCTTATGCACAAATCATAAGAAATGGAAAGGGAGAAATCATATCATTGTATCCACTTATGCCAGATAGAATGACAGTTAATAGAGATGAAAAGGGAAGATTATACTACGAGTATTTAACAAACAATGATGATGTTCCAATTAATAAAGAAACGACTGTAAGACTTAGCTCAACAGAAGTTTTACATATTCCAGGTTTGGGATTTGATGGATTAGTTGGATACTCTCCAATTGCAATGGCTAAAAATGCTATTGGATTAGCAATAGCAGCTGAAGAATTTGGGAGTAAGTTTTATGCAAATGGAGCTGCACCAAGTGGTGTATTAGAACACCCAGGAACGTTAAAAGACCCTACTAAAGTAAGAGAAAGTTGGACTGAAACTTTTGGAGGAAGTCATAACTCTCATAAAGTTGCAGTCTTAGAAGAAGGAATGAAATACACACCTATTTCTATTTCTCCAAATGAGGCTCAATTTTTAGAAACACGAAAATTTCAAATAAACGAAATAGCTCGAATTTTCAGAGTTCCACCACATATGGTTGGAGAACTTGAAAAGTCGAGTTTTTCTAATATAGAGCAACAATCACTTGAGTTTGTGAAATATACGCTTGATCCTTGGGTTTCAAGATGGGAACAAACAATGGTTAGATCTCTATTAAGCAAAGAGGAAAAGAAAAAATATTTTATTAAGTTTAATGTTGATGGATTACTTCGTGGAGATTATCAAAGCAGAATGAGTGGATACAGCATTGGTATTCAAAATGGTTTCATGTCACCAAATGATGTAAGAGAGCTTGAAAACTTGGATTTAATTCCAGATGAAGAAGGTGGTAATACTTACATGGTTAATGGAAACATGATGCCAATAACAGAAGTAGGTGCAGCATATAGACCTAAAGGAGAGGAGGGAAAAGATGATAAAGTTTTGGAATTGGAAGAACAAGACAATAACAAATCAGGAAACAATGACACAAAGCCAAGAAAGAATACTATTTCTAAATGGGACAATAGCTGAAGAGTCATGGTTCGATGATGAAGTAACACCTGCATTATTTAAAGATGAATTAAATAGTGGAGAAGGTGACATTACCGTTTGGATTAATTCTCCAGGTGGTGATTGCATTGCAGCAGCTCAAATCTACAATATGCTGATGAATTACAAAGGTAATGTAACAGTAAAAATAGATGGAATTGCAGCAAGTGCAGCATCGGTTATTGCAATGGCTGGAAATAAAGTAATTGTATCTCCAGTATCAATGATTATGATCCACAATCCTGCAACAATAGCAGCAGGAGATACATCTGAAATGCAAAAAGCCATAGCAATGCTAGATGAAGTAAAGGAATCAATTATCAATGCCTATGAAATAAAAACAGGATTATCTCGAGCAAAGTTATCACATCTTATGGATGCAGAAACTTGGATGGACGCTAATAGTGCCATAGAGATGGGATTTGCAGATGAAATAATGCAAAGAAATACACAATATGATGAACTTGAAGTTCCTAATGTGAGCATGACGTTTTCTCGTGCATCGGTTACTAATTCTTTAATGGAAAAGATGGCAGAGAAGTGCAAAATAGCACAGAAAACAAAAAATGAAATAGCATCAGACAGTTTATTAGAACGTCTGGAATTAATAAGAAATTGGAGGTAATAAAAATGACTATTTTAGAATTAACAGAAGCAAGAAATAAAGCTTGGGAAGGTGCAAAAGCCTTTGTAGAAAGTAAGAGAGATAAGGACGGACTTCTTTCAAAAGAAGATGCTGAAACTTATAACTCAATGGAAGAAAAAATAAAAAATTATAGTAAGGAAATTGAAAGAATGGAGGCAATGGAAAACATGGAGAATGAATTAAATAAACCTGTTAATACTCCTATCGTTACAAAACCATCAAAAGTTGATAACGAAGTAAAAACAGGAAGAGCATCAAATGAATATAAGAATGCAATGTTAAATGCATTACGTTCAAACTTTAGACAAATATCAAATGTATTACAAGAAGGTGTAGATGCAGATGGTGGTTATTTAGTACCAGATGAATATGACACAAGATTAATACAAAAATTAGAAGAAAATAATGTGGTTCGTATGTTATCTACAAAAATCAAAACAAGTGGAGAACATAAAATCAATATAGCAAGTACAACACCTGCAGCAGCTTGGATTGAAGAAGGTGGAGCATTAACATTTGGAGATGCAACATTTGAACAAAAAATCTTAGATGCACACAAATTACATGTTGCTGTTAAAGTAACAGAAGAATTATTATATGATAACGCATTCGGTTTAGAGAATTTCTTGATTGATAGTTTTGGTAAAGCAATCGGAAATGCTGAAGAGAATGCATTTTTAAATGGAACAGGTTCTGGACAACCAACTGGTATATTTGCAACAACAGGTGGTGGTACATACATTACAACATCTAAAAAAGATTCAGATGCAATTATAGAACTTATATATAACTTAAAAAGAGCATATAGAAAAAATGCAGTATTTATTATGAACGATAAAATGGTAGCAACTATCAGAACATATAAAGACAACAATGGAGCTTATATGTGGCAACCATCATTAATCCAAGGAGAACCAGATAGATTACTTGGATACCCAGTTTATACATCTGAATATGCACCAGAAGACTCAATCGCATTTGGTGACTTCAGTTATTACAACATTGGTGATAGAGGTGTAAGATCATTCAAACAATTAACTGAATTATTTGCAGGTAATGGAATGATTGGTTATGTTGCAAAAGAAAGAGTTGATGGAAAATTAGTACTTCCTGAAGCAGTTCAAATATTAAAAATTACTGCTACAACAATATCTTCTTCATCATCAACAACTACAACAACTACATCAAAATAGAAAATGGAGGTAAACAGCAGTGATTGAAGAGTTATTAAATAAAGTAAAACAAAATCTTATACTAGAGCATTCAGTAGATGATGAATTACTAAAACAATTCATCGCTGCTGCAATCTCTTATGCAGAAAGTTATCAGCATATAGAAGAAGGATACTATGAAAACAATGAAATGTCAGAAACAACAAGACAAGCAATAATAATGTTAGTGAGTCACTTCTATGAAAGTAGAGATGGTTCAACAGGAGGATTTTTTGCAGATAATGTTAATGCATCAATCCAAGTATGGAACACCGTCAATATGCTATTAAGATTAAATAGAGATTGGAAGGTGTAGCTATGAGTTTTGGCAAGATGAATAAGTTTATTGTAATTAAAAGTATTCAAAACATAAAAGATGATGATGGATTTTCTATAAAACAGGAAATAACTGTAGCAAATGTTAGAGGATATCGAGAGGGCAGACATGGAAGTGAAAAGTGGGCAAATAGAACTACTTTTACGGAAGCAACTGACCTCTTTATTATTCGTGCTATTCCAGGTAGAAAATTAACAACAGATATGAGTATTTTTTGTGATAATGAGAATTTTGAAATTACTTCTATTGAAGATGTCAAAGGAAGAAATATGTATATTGAAATTTTAGCAAAGAAGGTGATTCGAAATGGCTAAGGCATATATGAAATTACCCGATGATTTTTTAGAAAAATTATCAAGGCTAGGAAATAGAACTGATGAAATATGTGAAAAGATTCTAAAAGCTGGAGGAGAAGTAGTTCTTTCAAAAGCAAAAAGCAATTTAAGTTCAGTAGTAGGTAGTGGAACAAAGTATAAATCAAGATTCACAGGAGAACTTGAAAGTTCACTAGGATTATCTGAAGTAAGGCTAGATAGAAATGGTAATTACAATATAAAGATCGGTTTTGCAGAATCAAGAAAAGATGGAAGTAGCAATGCTCAACTTGCCAATATTATTGAATATGGCAAATCAGGACAAGGTGCTAAACCATTTATGAAACCTGCTAAAAATTCATCAAAAACAAAATGTTTGGAGGTTATGAAAGCAACTTTTGATAAGGAGGTAGACAGTATATGACAATATTAGCTGAACTAAATATACTTTTAAGTAATATGTCGATACAGACAGAAACTGGCAAATTAAGTGATAAAGCGACAGATGAATATGTTGTTCTAGTTCCAATATCAGATAACTTTTCATTCTTTTGTGATGATAAACCAAAATATGAAACACCAGAAGTAAGGTTATCTATTTTTACAAAAGGAAACTATATGAGATTAAAAAAGAAAATAGTAAAAGGATTATTACAAAATAATTTTACTATAACAGATAAACGATATGTTGAGTTTGAAAATGATACAGGATATCATCACTACAACATAGACGTAGCAAAATATTATGAAATGGAGGAAATATAAAATGGCTACAATAGGTTTAGATAAATTATATTATTCAAAAATAACAGAAGATGTATCTGGTAATGAAACATATGCAACACCAGTTACACTTGCAAAAGCTGTATCAGCTGAATTATCTGTAGAACTTGCAGAGGCAACACTTTATGCAGATGATGTGGCAGCAGAAATTGTAAAAGAATTTAAAAGTGGAACGTTAACACTTGGAGTTGATGACATAGGTGTTGATATAGCTGCTGACTTAACAGGAGCTCAAATAGATAAGAATAAAGTTTTAATATCAGGTGGTCAAGATGCAGGCAGTCCAGTTGCGATTGGATTTAGAGCAAAGAAATCAAATGGTAAATATAAATATTATTGGTTATATAGAGTTAAATTTGGAATACCTGCAGCAAGTCTTGCAACAAAAGGTGATTCAATTACATTTTCAACACCATCTATTGAAGGTACTGTACTTTGTAGAAATAAAGTAGATACAAGTGGAAAGCATCCTTGGAAAGCAGAGGTTACTGAAGGAGATACAGGTGTAAGTGCAACAATAATAAATGATTGGTATAACTCTGTATACGAACCATTATATGATACAACTACAACTACAGCTAGTGCTCAAGCTGGAAGTAAATAATATTGGGAGGTAAACAATGGAAACAGAAAGAGTAAGTAAGATTAAAATTGGGGATATAGAATACGAATTAATTCTAACAACAAAAGCAACAAAAGAAATTGCTGGACGATATGGTGGATTAGAAAATTTAGGAGAGAAATTGATGAAAGCTGAAAATTTTGAAATGGCTATCGGAGAAATAGTATGGCTTATATGTCTTTTATCAAATCAATCAATTTTAATTCATAATTTAAAAAACAAAGATAATCAAAAAGAACTATTAACAGAAGAGATGGTAGAAATATTAACAACACCATATGATTTAGCTGACTATAAACAAGCAATAACAGAGTGTTTGTATAAAGGAACAAAAAGAAATATTGAAAGCGAAGAAAATTCAAAAAACGTGGAAGTCGAGTAAGTGATGATGAGTTATTTACTCGACTTTTATATTATGGGTTAGCTCATTTGAATTTGTCTTATGAAGAAGTATGGCTTATGCCATTTGGATTATTACTTGATTTATGGGAATGCCATAGACAATTTAATGGAATAGCAAAACCAAGGAGAGAAGTATTCATTGACGATATTATCCCAGATGGAATTTAAGGAGGTGAGTTATAATGGCAGATAATTTGGGTTTAAAGATTGGTGTTGAGGGAGAAAAAGAGTTCAAAAGTGCTCTTTATAGTATCAATGAAAGTTTTAAAGTATTAGGATCTGAAATGAAAGTAGTCGAATCACAATTTAATAAGAATGATATATCAGTTCAATCTCTAACATCAAAAAATCAAGTTTTAAATAAAGAAATAGAAACGCAAAAACAGAAAATTGAATTATTAAAAAACGCCTTAAATAACTCTTCTGAGTCCTTTGGAGAAAATGATAGAAGAACACAAGAATGGCAAATAAAATTAAATAACGCAACTGCTGAATTAAATTCTATGGAAAAAGAGCTAAAAAGCAATGAAACCGCACTTGAGAATGCAGGAACTGAAATGGATGATGTATCTAAAAGTGCAGATAAAATGGGTAATGACATAGATGATGCAGGAAATAAAGCAGAAAATAATAATAGTAAATTTGAAAAACTAGGTTCAGTTTTAAAAGGTATAGGTGTAACCATGGGAGCAGTTGCTGTTGCGGCAGGAGCTGCTGCAGTTACACTTGCAAAACAAGTAGTATCTTCTTACTCTGAATTTGAACAATTAGAAGGTGGAGTAAAAACTTTATTTGGAACAGAATCATCTTCTGTTGAAGATTATGCCTCAAGTGTTGGAAAAAGTGTAGGAGAAGTTGAAGGGAAATATAATTCATTACTTGCTGCACAAAAACAAGTTTTTAATGACGCAAACAATGCATATAAAACAGCAGGGCTTTCTGCAAATGAATATATGAATACAGTTACGTCATTTAGTGCTAGTATGATATCTTCATTAAATGGAGATACAGAGGCAGCAGCAAAAGCATCAAATCAAGCAATAATAGATATGTCAGACAATGCTAACAAAATGGGAACGGATATGTCACTTATCCAAAGTGCATATCAAGGTTTTGCAAAGCAGAATTATACAATGCTGGACAACCTTAAATTGGGTTATGGTGGTACAAAAACTGAAATGGAAAGGTTACTAAAAGATGCAGAAAAGATTAGTGGTATTAAATACGATATTTCTAACCTAAATGATGTGTATAGTGCAATCCATGTTATACAAACTGAAATGGGAATAACAGGAACAACTGCAGCAGAGGCTGAAAAGACAATATCAGGTTCAGTAAATGCTATGAAAGGTGCATTTGAAAACTTAATAACAGGCTTTGGAAATGCAGATGCGGATATAAAAACTTTATGTCAAAATGTTGTTGATTCATTGAGTACTGTTATAAAAAATATTACACCTGTAATACAAAATATTATATCTGTATTGCCAACAGTAGTTGATTCACTATTGGGAGCAATAGTGGAAATGTTTCCAACTTTATTGAAATCAGTTACTGAACTATTTTCTAATTTAGTAGAAACAATTCTTACTTTAATTCCAGAACTTGTTCCAACAGTAGTTACAGCTTTAACTACAATAATTGAAACATTAGTGGAAAATCTACCGCTTTTAATGGAGGCAATTGTTGTTATATTCACAGCCTTAATAGAAGGAATTGGAGAATTATTACCAACTCTAATACCGTCAGCGGTACAGGCAATTATTACTATTGTTAATGGTTTAATTGAGAATTTACCAATGCTACTTAATGCTGCTCTTCAATTGATAATAGGTTTAGCACAAGGTTTGATTACTGCACTTCCAATTTTAATTGCAGCACTTCCTGAAATAATAAATGGGATTGTAACATTTTTATTAAATTCAATACCACAAATAATAGAAACAGGAATAGAATTACTTACTTCTTTAATTTCATCATTGCCAGAAATAATAACAACAATAGTAGAGGCAATTCCACAAATAATTGATGGATTAATTACGGCAATAGTTGACTCAATACCGCTAATAATACAAGCAGGTATTGATTTGTTAATTGCACTTATACAGGCACTTCCTCAAATAATAACAACAATTGTAATAGCAATGCCAAAAATAATATCAAGCATAGTGAATGCTTTAATTGGAAACATAGATAAAATAATTATGGCAGGAGTTCAATTATTTGTTGCATTGATTAAAAACTTACCAACAATAATTGTTGAAATACTAAAAGCAGTACCACAAATTCTATCTGGCTTAATTGAAGGCTTTAAAAGTGGAATAGGATCAATGGAAGATGTAGGTAAAAATCTTATTCAAGGATTATGGAATGGTATCAATAATGCCAAGGATTGGGTACTCAATAAAATCAAAGGATTTGGAAGTGCTATCTTAGATGGTATTAAATCATTCTTTGGTATCCATTCTCCATCAAGAGTATTTAGAGATGAAATAGGTTCTAATTTAGCACTTGGTTTAGGAGAAGGATTTACACAAGAAATGATCAATGTATCAGATATGATGGAGGATTCAATTCCAACAGACTTTAATGTAGGAATGAATGCTGATTATGATGGATTAGGAATGAATAACAATTCATATTCAAAAGATGTATTAGTTAGTGCATTTCAACAAGCATTAAGTGGTATGACAATTAGAATATCAGATGATGTTTTTGGAGAACTAATAGTAGATAAAGTAGAAAGGGTGGTGTATGGATAATGGCAGAGATTATATGGAAAAATAAATCCAACAAAGAAATTGAAGGTCTTATTATCACTGATACTCCACCAATTATCAAACCTAAAATGAAAGTTAATAAAGTTGAAATTGAGGGAAGAGATGGCGATATAATAGAAAAACTAGGATATGAAAGTTATACAAAAAATGTAGGTATTGGGTTAACAAGAAACTTTGATATTGATGAAGTAATAAAATATTTCACAGGTGACGGTGAGCTTATATTAAGTGATGAGCCAAATAAAGTGTATATAGCTAGTATATATGATGATGTAGATTACGAAAGATTATTAATGATGAGGAAGGCAACAGTAAAATTTCATGTTCAACCTTTCAAATACTTAAAAAATGAAACTAAAGTTATTTTAAATATAACTACACAAAAATATGTTAGTGTTATAAATCAAGGACTAGAAAAAGCGAAACCAATAATAAAAATGTATGGAACAGGTAAAGTTGAAATAGCTATAAATGGAGTGAATACTTTTCAATACGACTTTCCAACTGAAGAAGGATATGTGCTTATTAATTCATTAGAAGAAGAGGCATACTACAATGAAGAGTATCGCAATAGGAAGATGATAGGAGATTTTCCAAAATTGGATATTGGAACAAATACGATATCTTGGACTGGAACTTTAACTAAAATAGAAATTGAACCGAAGTCGAGGTGGTTATAATGATAAAAATTTATAACCAGAATGAAAGGTTATTTAATAATAATGGGCTTAAAATTCTACATCCAAAGAAGGCTCAAATTTATTTAGAAGACAACGGTGATTATTACATTGATATTGAAACTACTGTTGATGATTTGGACTATATTCAAGAAGGAATGATAATAAGAGCAAATACTAGATGGGGAGAGCAAGGTTTTAGATTAACTAATCCTGAAAGAAAAAATAATACAATAACAGTTAGAGGATATCATTTATGGAAAGACTCATCAAAATATGTAATTGTTAATTCATATGTAGATAATAAAAATTGTAATGATGCCTTAGACCATTTTAATATGGCTTGTGATACAGAAACACCATTTACAACAATATCTGATATAGAAGGAAACAATTCAGCAAAGATTGTTAGAAAAAGTTTTGAAGATGCAATATCAATTGTTGTAGAAAAATGGGGAGGACATTTATATCGAGATAATTGGATAATAGGTATTAAACAAAATATAGGAAAAGATAGAGGAGTTGTTATTAAGTATGGAAAGAACTCATCTAATATTCAAGCAACAGAAGATTGGGATAATGTAGTAACAAAAATACTACCTGTTGGATACGATGGAATAACACTTCCAGAGGTATATTTGGAATCAGATATACAATATGCAACTCCTTATACAAAAGTAATAAGTTTCAATCAAGATATAGATCAAGCTGACTATAAAGATGAAAAAGGAAATGTTAAAGAAGATGAATATAAAGCAGCACTCATAGAGGACTTGAGAAATCAAACCTCTATTTATTTGACTGAAAATAAGTATATGAAATGCAACTACAAAGTAAAAGCAATAATAGATGAGGTCGTCGACTTAGGAGATGCAATTGTAGTAGAGCATGAAAAATTAGGTCTATATTTGAATACAAATGTAATTTCATTAAAGTATGATTGCATTCTTGATAAATACATAGAGATAGAGTTTGGAAATTATAAAACAGGACTTAAAGATTTAATAAATAAAATCAATTCAGATACTCAAGAAAATATAAACATTGCAAATGATACAGTTAAAGCTAAATTAGAAACAGAACTAACTGAGGCTACATCAAAGATATGGGGAACTCTTGGAAACAGCTATGTTATTTATGAAGGAGATAAAATCTTGGTAGTAGATGCATTACCAAAAGAAGATGCAACAAATGTAATGATGATAAATGCAGGAGGAATTGGATTCTCTAATACAGGGATAAATGGTCAATTTACATCTGCATGGCTTATAGATGGAACTCTTGATATGCAGGCTATAAATTGTATAAACATGACTGCAACAATGGTTAAAGGTGGTACTTTCAAAGTCGGAGCAAAAATCAATGAGGCAGGTCGTATTGAAATATATGATGAGTCTAATAAATTAATTGGAGTATTTGATGAAAATGGAATAATCATATATGGAGCTGATGGAAGTCAAGTTGTTATAAGTCCTAATGAATTTACTGGTTACGATAGTAATGGAAATAAAATATTTTGGATGAATGGTGATGAATTCCATATGAAGAAATCAGTAATTGAAGAAGAAATAACTCTTTGTGGTTTAGTGAGGTGGCTTGGAATACAAACTACCGACAATACAGGAGTTGGAATAGTTCCATTAGTATAGGAGGTGAGGAATAATGGCAAGTAGTGGTTCTTTTGACACAAATGCATATAGTGTTAGATATTTAACTTTCAATTGGTGGGTTAATAGTCAAGACATAGGTGGAAATTATACAGACATTGGATGGAATTTAGTAGGTAATGGTGGATCAACAACATCATGGTATACAGCAGGAAATTTCAAAGTTGTTATAGACGGAGAGCAAGTTTATTATTCTTCAGATAGAATAAGTTTATACAATGGTACAATTGTTGCAAGTGGTACAAAAAGAATTTATCATAATTCTGATGGAGCAAGAAGTTTTGGTGCATCAGCAGAGGCAGGTATTTACTATGTTGCAGTCAATGTATCTGGAAGTGGTTCGTGGGAGTTACCTAGAATAGCAAGATATTCAAATATTTCTTCAGCCGATAATTTTAATGATGAACAAAATCCATCAATGTCCTTCACTAATCCAAGTGGAGGATATTTTAGTTTAAGAGCAAAAATGGAGGCAGGAGGAAATCCTCAGCTAATAACAAGAGATATAAGTAGTACAACAACAAGTTGTACATTTAGTTTAAGTGAACCAGAAAGAAATAGATTAAGAGCATTATGTACAACAAGTAACACTTTATCAGTAAGATTTACTATTTGTTGCATGAGTGGGTCAACCGAATTATCAGCATCATATTTAGATAGAACTATGACGATAGTAAATGGAAATCCAACATTTAGCTCTTCTAATGTAACTTATAAAGATAATAACTCTACAACAACTGCAGTAACAGGAAACAATCAACAATTGGTTCAAAATCTTTCTGAATTACTTGTAACTATAACAAGTGCAACAGCAAAGAAAAGTGCAAGTATTAGTAAATATGAGGCAACAATTAATGGAGTTACTAAATTAATAACATCTGCTGGAAACATAGATTATGGAGTAATAAATTCTAGCGAGAATTTAACATTAAGTGTTAAGGTTACTGATAGCAGAGGAAACTCTACAATAGTTTCAAAAACTGTAATGTTCCTACCTTGGACATTACCTTCTGGAATAATAACATTAAAAAGAAAAAATAATTATGAAAATGAAACTTATTTAACAGTCGCAGGAATTTATTCGAGTGTAAATGGTAAGAACACAATAACAATAACTTATGCATATAAAAAGACTACAGAAAGCTCATATAGCAGTGCAACGACAATAGCAAATAATACTAAAATAACAATGACGAAAGATAAACAATATGCATGGAATTTTCAAATAATAATAAAAGATAAATTTGGAACTATAACTTACAATGTAATACTAGCTAAAGGTCAATTTATATTTTTTGTTGATAGCAAAAAGTTATCAGTGGGAATAAATTGCTTTCCTGTTAATGAGGAATCATTAGAAATTAACGGATGCCAAGTATTAGAATATGATGTGATTTCAAGTTGGTAGGTGGTACTATGAGTAAAGGTATTCAATTTAGAAATAAAAAAGGAGAAAAAATATATCCTTGTCCATATTATCCAATTGGGAGTATTTATTTGTCAGTTAATAACACAAATCCAGAAACTATATTTGGAGGAAAATGGGAACAAATAAAAGATAAATTTTATTGGCTTGTGGAAGTACATATTCAAATGGAAGTACAGGTGGTGCAAAAAGTGTTAGTTATACACCAAAAGGCACGAATGCAGGAACAGCAAACAGTAGCACAAATGCCTAAACATAGACACTCGTTAGATATGAATGATGATACAGTTGCTTCTGGCTCTTCGTATGCTAGACCAAGAAATAGTGGTGCAACAGGAACAGTAGGGTATCAAACAAGTTATTCAGGCGAAGGTGCAACACATACACATACTTTTACAGGAACAGCTGCCACAATAAATACAATGCCACCCTATCTTGCAGTTTATGTATGGAAGAGGGTGTCGTAATGAGTAAAGCAATAAAATTTAAAAATAATACTTATTTAGATAGTAGTGGAATAGTACATAATAAAGAAACTTTGCCTAATTTTATAGTGGGTAAAGTAATAAGTTTTGATAAAAATATTCATATATCGTCTGCAAATACTTGGTTTGACACTGGAATAAAAGGTAATAACATGTCTTCAGGAACATATGCGATGCAAGTGAATATATCCTCGTATCAAGTAAATGCACAATATGGCGAATACTTATCTGGAATAGTAGCTTGGACAAATCAAACTACAAACTCTGGAAACGCAGATGAAATACCACTATCTAAAGCAGGACATGCAAGAAATGAGCATAATATTAGGTTGAGAATATTAAGGCAAGGTGGAAGTAATGATTATATTAAATTGCAAATATGCGATAGTATAGCTTGGGCTGGAGCAGGGGCTGTAAATTTCAAATTTAGAAAACTAATATAGAAAGGGTGATAAAGTTGTCAAAATCAATAAAGTTTAAGAATAATACATATTTAGATTCGTCAAGTATAGTTCATAACAAAACTGCATTAAGTGAAATATTAGGCAATATTATAACAGGCAGTTCAGGTACGAAATATACACCAGCACAAATGGCATCAATGACAAGTGGAAACACATCGGCAGTAATAGATATATCAAAGACACATTTGTTTTATACCGATTGGGATAATTATGCATCATATGATAATAGATTTCCAGGTACATTGGGCATTTATATAAAAAGCCCAGGTTCAACATCAACAGGTGGTGTTGCAATAATATTCTTTTATGCGGGTGCAATTGGTGTGAATGTAAGGATAGATAATACAAGATGGGGTGGCTGGAAATGGCTACTTTAATTAAAGGAGGAATAGAAAATGAAACATATCTATAATTTTTTTACTAGTACATTTCTGACAACAGTTGTGTACTATTTAGGAGGGTTGGATGCAGCTTTGAAAACATTATTGGTTTTAATGGTATTAGATTATATTACGGGATTATGCAAGGCAATAGTTAATAAAGAAATTAATAGTATTATAGGTGCAAAAGGAATAATAAAAAAAGTAGGTTATTTAGTTATTGTAGCTGTATCAGTATTACTTGATGAAATAGTAGGTAATACAGGAGCTATAAGAAACTTGGTAGTCTACTTTTTTGTTGCAAACGAAGGAATATCAATTCTAGAAAATTGGGGGAAAATTGGGTTGCCATTACCTCCAAAAGTATTAGAAGTATTAGAACAAATTAAAAGCGATAACGGAGGTAAGAAAAATGGAAGTTAGAGGAATAGATATATCATCATATCAAAAAGGCATCAGTTTTGATGCAATAAAATCATCTACAGGATTTGCAATATTAAGAGCAGGTTTTACTGGATGGGGTGGAGATGGAACAGGAAAAAATAAAGATTCTTGTTTTGAAGATTTCTACAAACAAGCTAAAGCAAAAGGAATACCTGTTGGTGCATATTGGTATAGTTGTGCGAATACTTATGAAAAAGGAAAAGCAGAAGCGGAATATATGTATAAGAATTGTTTAAAAGGGAAACAATTTGAATATCCAATTTGTATGGATGTTGAAGAAGATAGACATCAAAGAGTAGGAAAAGCTAAAATGGCTGAAGCAATTAAAGGATTCTGTGAATATTTAGAAGGTAAAGGTTACTATGTAAGCATTTATGCTAATAGTAACTATTTTAATAACTTCATAGATACTGCAAATTTAAAACAATATGATAAATGGTTAGCAGTATGGACTAGTAATAAACCGTCATTTAAATATGGGGACTTTGGTATGTGGCAAAACTCATCAAGTGGATACATCTCTGGAATGAGAGTTGATACTGATTATGCATATAAAGATTATCCTTCAATAATAAAGAATGCAGGATTAAACGGCTATTCAAAAGAAACACCAGAAACTCCAAAAGTAGAACCAACAAAAAAGAGCAATGATGAAATTGCTACCGAAGTTATAAATGGAAATTGGGGTAATGGTGCTGATAGAAAAAATGCACTTACTAATGCAGGTTATGATTATGCAGCAGTTCAATTAATCGTAAATGCAAGATTAGGAGTAACACCAAAACCATCAGCTAAATATCATACGATAGTAAAAGGAGATACTCTATGGGCTATCGCTAAAAAATATTACGGTGATGGAAATAGATATCCAGAGATAGTAAGAGCTAATAATATAGCAAATTCGAACATCATAAGTGTAGGTCAAAAATTATTAATACCATAACAAAAGGGCGGCTTAATTGTCGTCCTTATTTTTTTTTATTTTTTTTTACTCTTTCGACAAATTTCGACAAATTTCGCAAAAACAATGTTGTATAATGAAGAACAAATAAAGAAGAAGGGAGAAGTAAGTTGTGATGGAAAAAAGTTTATTTCAACAGATAGAAGATATCCTTAATGAATTATTATCTATAATGTCTGAAGAAGGCTACGTAAAATTTATAGAGGATGACGAGTTTTTGAATATTTATGATAAGGTAGCACTTTTAGATAATCCAGAAGGGATACTAACAGATGAAGTATTAACTATAATTCTAAATTTAGTTAAGGCAAAATTAGAATTATATAAGTAAAAGAGACCTAGCATTTAAGCTAGGTTTTTTAATTTGCCTTTTTCCAAGACATACTCAATACCATCATATTCAAATTCAAAGTGGTCAAACTTTCTACTATACTTAATCTTTTCTGCTTTATGGATGTGAATCCTTGCAAGTAGAAAACCTGTGCACATAGATATTTCTTTTATGAAACTCCACTCTAATTCATCAGGCGTTCTATCTGGATTATTATAGGTTACACCCTTTAAATCGCTCATAGGTATTTCTAAAAAATCTTTCATTCTTATCACCGTGTTTAAGTATAACAGATAATTAATAAAATTTATCAAAAGTTGCACGAAATGTCGCTTTTCATGCACGAAATGTATAAAAGTTAACTTTCACATAACAAATTAGCTGTTTCATAAAAGAAAATGACGCTTTCGAAAAAAAATCCAATAGGTTAAAAATTGTGTACTTTTTTTTGACTATTACATAGGAGGTAATAGTCATGGATGAAATACAACGTCAGAAAATTAGAAAATTGAGAAGTCAAGGATATGGATATTTAAGAATATCATCCTTGTTAGAGGTTTCTCCAAATACAATTAGATCATTTTGTAAAAAAGAAAATATAGCTGGATACATTAAAATTGGAGAACAATTAAGAGGAAAAGATAATCTTCAAGTGTGCAAACAATGTGGAAAAAAATTCTATCAAATTGCAGGGAGGAAGAATAAAGTATTTTGTTCGGAGAGTTGCTGTAAAGTTTATTGGACTCTTCATAAAGATAAACAACGTAGGTTAGTTCCCCAAAAATATAATTGCATCGCTTGTAATAATGAATATTTTGAATATCCATCAAGAAATAGAAAATATTGTTCTAGAGAGTGTTACTACAAAAGCAAACGTAAGGTGGTGGTGTCAGATGAACATTAGGAATGAAATAGCTTACCAAATTACGATGAAATATATAAAAGAAATGTTAGATAAAAGGATTATTTCTATTGAAGAATACAATCAAATAATGGATGAATTAAAAGAAAAATATACTCCAAAAATAAGTGGATTATTCTTTGAAATATCCCAATAAAACTTGATATATACATACTTTAGAGTGATATATATAGTATAAGGAAAATGGAGGTAAAGTATGCGTACTATAACAAAAATAGAAGCCCGAAGCATAGAACTTCCCAAAAGAAAAAGAGTGGCAGCATATGCCAGAGTATCCGTTGAAAGAGATAGAAGTGTACACTCTTTTTCTGCACAAGTAAGTTTCTACAATAACTTAATTCAAAAGAATCCAGAATGGAAATTTGCAGGAGTTTATGCTGATTTAGGAATAAGTGGAACTGGAACCAAAAAGAGAAATGACTTTAATCGTTTAATGGAAGATTGCGAGAATGGAAAAATAGACATTATTTTAACAAAGTCGATATCTAGGTTTGCCAGAAATACGGTAGATTTATTAGAAACAGTTAGACATTTGAAAGAATTAGGAATTGAAGTAAGATTTGAAAAAGAAAACATAAATTCATTATCAGGTGATGGAGAACTTATGCTTTCAATACTTGCTTCATTTGCTCAAGAAGAAGTTATTTCAACAAGCAATAATATCAAGTGGGCTATAAAGAAGAAATTTGAAAAAGGGAAACCACAATGCAGGTTTAAAATATATGGTTACAGATGGGAAGGCGATAAGTTAGTAGTTAATCCAGAAGAAGCTATAATTGTTAAACTAATATTTGAAATGTACTTAAATAAGATATCAGCTGAAAGAATGGAAATAAAATTAAAAGAAATGGGTGTAATAGCAACTAATGGCGGTTATTTTAATATTGGTACTATCAGAGATATGCTTTCAAATATTACTTATACGGGGAATTTATTATTGCAAAAATCATACACATCAAATCCTTTAGTAAAAAAGAAAGAAAAAAATAATGGGCAACTTCCAAAGTATTATGTTGAAAATAATCATGAAGCAATAATACCTAGGGAAATGTTTATTGAAGTTCAAGAAGAAAGAAAAAGAAGAAAGTCAGAAGGTCAGAGAGCAAACTTTGGAAAAAATATTACTTGTTTTTCATGCAGAATTAAATGTCCATTATGTGGAAGAAATTATATGAGAAATTCAAGAAAAAAGAATAAGGATGGTATTATTGCACATATATGGACTTGTGGCACTAGATTGAATAATAATGCTAATGCTTGTAATGGAAAAAACATAAATGAGATAGCATTAAAAAGAGTTTCAACCAAGGCACTTGGGTTAGAAGAATTTGATTCAAAAGTCTTTGATGAGTTAATAGAAAAAGTTATTGTTATTGGAGATGATATTTTAGAATTTCATTTTAATGATGGAACAATAAAACAAGAAAAATGGGAATATAATGGCAAAAAAGAATCTTGGACGGAAGAACGTAAAAAAGCTAGAAACGAAAAAAGTAAGGAAATGTGGAGGCGAAAATATGAAGAAAAAAATAATCAAAATTGAACCTACAAAAATTGAACTTCCAAAACTAAAAAAAGTAGCTGCTTATGCAAGAGTGTCTGTTGAAAAGGGAAGGACGATGCATTCTTTTTCTGCACAAGTTAGTTTTTACAATAACCTAATACAAAAAAATCCTGAATGGGAATATGCTGGAGTTTATGCCGATTTAGGAATTAGTGGAACAGGCATAAAAAAGAGAGATGAATTTAAAAGGCTGTTAGATGATTGCGAGCAAGGCAAAATAGATATTATTTTAACTAAATCAATATCAAGATTTGCAAGAAATACAGTAGACCTTTTAAAGACAGTAAGACATCTAAAAGAATTAGGAATTGAAGTTAGATTTGAAAAAGAAAATATTAATTCAATGTCAGGAGATGGAGAATTAATGCTTTCAATTCTTGCATCATTTGCTCAAGAGGAGTCTATATCAATTAGCAACAATGTGAAATGGGGAACAAGAAAAAGGTTTCAACAAGGCATACCTAATGGAAAGTTTGGTATTTTTGGATACAGATGGGAAAATGAACAGTTAGTTATAGAACCAAATGAAGCTAAGATAGTCAGACTAATATATGAAAACTTTCTAAAAGGAATATCAGCAGAAACAACTGAAAAGCAATTACGAGAAATGAATATTAGGTCATACAAAGGTGGAGATTTTGCGGCATCATCAATAAGAGCAATTTTAAGCAACATTACATATACAGGTAATTTATTATTTCAAAAAGAATATATAGTTGATCCAATAACTAAAAGGTCAAAGAAAAACAGAGGGGAACTCCCACAATACTTTGTTGAAAACACCCATGAAGCAATAATTCCAATGGAGATGTTTGAAAAAGTTCAAGAAGAAAGAAAAAGAAAAAGAACACTAGGTGCTAGAGGAAATAGAAGTTTAAATACAACAGCATTTACAAGTAAAGTTAAATGTCCTTTATGTGGAATGAATTATAGACGAAGTGGAAAAAGACAATCCAAATATAGTACAGAAGTTTATTATGTTTGGATTTGTAGAACAAAAAGTGAAAAAGGTGCTAAATATTGTAGTGCAAAGATAATACCAGAAAAAGAATTACAAATTGCATCAAGTAAAGTATTAGGAATAGAAGAATTTGATTCAAACTTGTTTGATAAAAAAATAGAAAAAATTATACCAATTGGTGATGATTTGTTGGAGTTCTATTTCTATGATGGAATAATTATAAAACAAGAATGGCATTCTCATGCTAGGACTAGATGCTGGGATAATGTAAGAAGAAAAGAATGGGGAGTGCAAATAAAGAAAAGATGGGAGGATGGTAAGTATGTCAAAGAATGTAAGAATGATACCTGCAACTGTTAATTTATTTAATTCAACACCAATAAATGCTGTTAAGAAAAGAAAAGTTGCTGCATATGCAAGGGTATCCACCGACCAAGAAGAACAGCTTACAAGTTATGAGGCACAGGTTGATTATTATACAAATTACATCAAGTCTAGAGATGATTGGGAGTTTGTGGAAGTTTATACCGACGAAGGAATAAGCGGTACATCAACAAAACATCGTGAGGGATTTAAGAAAATGGTTGATAATGCAATGGAAGGAAACATTGACTTAATTATTACCAAGTCTGTATCAAGATTTGCCAGAAATACAGTTGATAGCCTTACCACAATTAGAAATTTAAAAGAGATAGGATGCGAATGTTATTTTGAAAAAGAAAACATCTGGACATTTGATGGTAAAGGAGAATTGTTGCTTACAATAATGAGTTCATTGGCACAGGAGGAAAGTAGGTCAATATCAGAAAATGTTAAATGGGGTCATAGAAAACGATTCGCAGATGGAAAAGTAAGTGTTCCGTTTGGTAATTTTTTAGGATATAAAAAAGGAGAAAATGGAAACCTTGAGGTTGATGAAGAACAAGCAGTTGTTGTAAAAAGAATATATCGTGAATATCTAGCAGGTTCTACAGCTTGCTCTATTGCCAAATCTTTAATGAAAGATGGAATAGAAAGTCCTGGGCATAAGAAAAAATGGAATGCATCAACCATAAGAAGTATTTTGAAAAATGAAAAATATAAGGGAGATGCCCTACTTCAAAAGAATTATACAGTAGACTTCTTAACTAAAAAGCAGAAAGTTAATGAAGGTGAGGTGCAACAATACTATGTTGAAAATAACCACGAAGCGATTATTGATCCAGAGGTATTTGAAATGGTGCAAGCAGAGATAGAAAGACGTAGAAATTTAAAAGGTAAATACAGTGGAGTAGATATTTTAACAGCAAAAATCATCTGTGGGGAATGTGGTGGAAGTTTCGGAGCTAAAGTGTGGCATTCCAATGATAAATATCGAAAAGTAGTATATCAATGCAATCAAAAATACAATGGAGAAAATAAATGTACAACACCTATCCTAATTAAAGAAGATATAGAAAATCGATTTGTTAAAGTTGTAAATAGCTTGATTGAGAATAAAGATGAAGTTATAGAAAATCTTGAAACTATAAAGAAAACATTATGTGATACAACTTTACTTTCAAAAGAAAAAAATGAATTAAGTCAGAAGTTGGTAGAGCAGGTGGAGCAGATACAAGAGCTAATAGAAGTAAATTCAAGAGTTGCACAAAACCAAGAAGAATATCAAAAGCAATATGAAAAGTTGTTAAATGAATATGAAATTACCAGAGCAGAACATCAAAAAATGGAACTTGATATTTCAAACAAATTAGCAAAGTCAGAAACATTAAGTGTGTTCATCAATACAATTAAAAAGCAAGAAACACTTCTTGAATCATTTGATGAAACAATGTGGGGAAGTTTGTTAGAAAGTGTAATTGTTAATAAAGATGATGTACTATTTAAGTTTAGAGATGGGACAGAAATTAAAGGATAAAAAAGTTGAGAGATTATTGCCAATTGCTGGTGATAATCTTTTATTTGTGATATAATTAACAAAAGAAAAATGTTGAATAATTTGGAGGTGTGAATATGAGTTGGGATACAACAAAAAGAACAAAACCTTGCTTATGTGGAAAAGGAAAACTTGTACAAGAAACAAGAATGGATGATTGGAATAGAATAGAAGAAAATACTCCATACTTTGAATGCGAAGAATGCAGAAATAAATATAATATTGAATCTAAATTCTTTAACCCAAAACCAGCACATGAATATACAATTTATTATGCTGTAGATAAAGTAACAGGAGAAAAGAAACAATTAGATATTTAA